ACTCACTCAGTCTGAGTGAGTTAGGTCGGGGACAAGTGATTGAGCTTTCTTTACCTTGAGGTCTTCCCACTCTTGAATTTTCATAAAGCAAGCCTCTCTTGTATCCTCACAATGTATCGGGTTGTTTGAAGCAGGCTCGAAAGAAAACTTTGGCTGATCAATCCACCAGCGATAAGTTGTTCGGGAGTTTTCCCAATCTCCTTTATAAACAAAAAATCTTTCGCCAAAGATGTCTTCTACTAGCCAACCTTCATGCGGTTCGGTGGGCGGTCTGTGTATTCTTTGTGGTGCTTTCATATTAACTTTTTTGTCTCTCGTTGAATGCCTCAAACATGTTACTGCCTGTCCTTGCTCTCTGCTCCTCTTGACGCTTGCGCCAGTTTTGGTTATTCTTTACCTTTTCCTTCTGTTGAATCAAGTCAACCATGGCATCAGTGATGGTCGCCACAGTGGTGCGGAAACGATAGATATCTTCTTTGTTTTCTACTGCTTCTTGGCACAGAGTATAAATGCACTCACGGCTGTGGGAGTCTACGCAGCGAGGTAGTTCCTGAAGTGCCGCCCAGCCTCTTTCAGCCATGCGAGTTTTCTTGAGTGTCTCAACGATGAAATCGTATAAGGTTGTTCTAAGTGAGTTGCTGATTTTCATATGAGTAACTATAAACGCTAATACTTCTTTCTGCAAGCATTTTTATTCTTTTTTTTCTTTCGATCAACGAAAGTTTTGCTACCGCGTAAAAGAAATCCTTCGATCCAGTCGCTCTTGCGCTTGGCGTGTCCGTGTCTTGGTGGTTTTTTCATGGAGATAATTACACTAGGTTCAAATAGTAGGATGTAAATCTAACCCACAAATAGGTAAATAGCAAGGATTATTTTATGTTTTCCCAAGTTTTATTCGCGTGATAGCTTGTGTAAGTCGTTGATACTTAACGAGTTACGCGGCGCGGGCTGGCCCCCGCGCCGTAACTCCTTGACGCTTAACGAGTTACGTTGTCAAGTGTTTTTATTTATTTTTTTTAGCAGGGCTTAATCTTCTCAGCCCACGCCTTCATCTCAAAGCCACGATCATCAACGAACCGAAGCGCACCCGTGTCCTTGTCGGCAATGATGCCGAACTTGATCGCACCCATAAGCTGGCGCATAAACTTTGTAGCATAGAACCACTTTAGTTCTCCAGCATTGGCATCAAGTTGCATACCCCTGTTCTCCGCCCACTCCACGGAGAAGGTAGTGCCAGCCGCGTAAGGGCCGAAGTTTCCAGTGAGGACGAAGGTGGTAGGAAGGTCATTCATATTCATGCCTAACTATACCACAGGTTGATTTAAAAGTCAAGTAGTTTTTTTGTGTTTCGGTGATTTTTTTTTCGAGTAACAACTTCTGTAAGTCCTTCACTGTCAACGAGTTACGCAGCGCGGGATGGCCCGCGCCCCGTAAGTCCTTGAGGCTTAACGAGTTGCGGTGTCAAGTTTTTTTTTATTTTAATTTAAAAAATGCGTGACCTCCCCAAAAGGCGACGGGCTTATGACCTCGCGCCCACTTGACCTTGCCAGTCTTCCATAGCTTTATAGTCATGTAGTGGTCGGCTTGGTTGATTACTTCGGTGTTCACCTTGTCCATGTTGCGAGCTAACTGCCAAGCATATTCTGCTTGTGGTAGAGTTAGCAAGAGATCCATTTTTTTACGGTTCGGGTCGTTCTTATTCCAGCAACTGAATTGCCACGGTTGCAAGCATACCTGTTTAAAAGAAAGATTTCTTTTTTGCGCTCTGACTTTGATACAGGCCGCGACTGCATACATACCCGCCCGACCATCCCCGCGAGCTTCCGCGAGAATGGTCTGGGCAAGTATGCGTTGCTCACTACCTTTTGATTGTATTAATTGCGCGATTAGTAAACAGATTATTATGAGAGCTTTGGATAACATGGGTATAAGGCTAGGCGTTTTTATTTTTTCGGTTATCAAGATACTGGTGCGGATATTTTTGCTGAACATAACTTTACCCTACCCACTTAACCACCTCAGCGACAGGCTCGCCGTTGATCTTTTCGATCCTGCCGACACGCATGGTGATATGGCGATTTTCGCCAGTTTCCATTTCCACGACATCGACAGAGATGACAGCGTTGCCGTTAGACTCGGCAATCCATGAGGACTCAACGTCATGGATGAGGAACTTGCGAATGACGTCCGTGCCATGGTGGGAAACGGCACAGCAGTAGTCAACGACTTTATCGTTGAGAGCCTCGCGGAACTTGTCAGTGCGGAAAGCGTGAGAAGCGGGGAACTTGTGGAACAGGTCAGTAAGAGTTGAGATAGAGAATTGCATAGGTAGTTTTTAGAGTTAAGTTAATGTTTTATTATAGGTAACTATACCACAGGGTCAGGTATAAGTCAAGGGAAAAGATCAATTATTTTTCGTTTTTTATTTCGTCGATGATATTGGCTTCATGCCAAACATGCCCGCCAGCATCCTCAAACAGATCCCCGCCAAGGGGCATCATGTCGTTATCTTCGATGAACTTATTGATCTGATCCTCTGTGATTTCCATGCCTGAATATACCACAGCCTCAGCGAATAGTCAAACACTTTTTATTGTTTTTTTATCTTTTTTTTCTTAACTTTTTACTTGACAAGGTTTTGAGTATTAACTTGTGTAAGTCGTTGGTTATCAAGGAGTTACGCGGCGCGGGCAGGCCCCCGCGCCGTAAGTCGTTGAGTATCAGGCAGTTACGGTGTCAAGTATTTTTTTTACTTTTTTAATCCCATTTTTGCCACAGCACCTTGCCACCCTTGGAGAAGACGCGCTGGCGGAGGACGGGACAGCCAAGCTCACCCTCGAAACGGCGCGTGACAGCACCCTGAAAGGCCATGGCCTTCTTAGGTGACGGTGAGATGCACACGCGGGTGTCCGTCCCGCACTCCCAGTTGCCACCCAAGGAAGGCGGGCATTGCTGGAACTCGATGACGGTGAACTTGAAAAGGTTATTTTGAAACATGCTATACTATACGACAGGCTAAGGTTAAAGTCAAGAGAAAAAAGGAATTATTTTTTGGGGTTAGCAAGCCATCCGATGGATGAACTCGCAAGTCCCGCGAAAGTCGCGGATGTCATCGCCCGCGTCACGCGCATCGTAGGCGAGGGACAGCACACACTGTATAGTGTGATTATCCACATCAGCCACGCCGTCGAAGGCATCGACAAGCATCGCGTAGCGATGTGCCTTAGAAACATTAAGGCGGATGAAACGCAGGGCGGAAACAACAAGGTCATATGATGTAAGCATAGGTAACTATAACACAGCCCTAGATTAAAGTCAAGGGAAAAGATGTTTTATTTTTGTTTTTTTTAACGGTCGGGGCTACCAAGGTAGACCCCGCGAATCTTATCGCTTGCCCAGCTAACAAAGCCAAACACAGGCACGGCATAAACACAGACAAGAAACAAGTAAAGGGCGACGGTATGCATTAGGTCATTCATGGGGTAACTATACCATGCCCTGAGCTAACCGTCAAGTCTTTTTTTTATTTTTATTGTATTTTTTTTATGCGTGTTAACTCTTGTAAGTCGTTGACTGTCAAGGAGTTACGCTGCGCGGGTAGGCCCCCGCGTCGTAACTCGTTGATACTCAGGTAGTTATGACTGCTAGTCGTTCAGCATGATGTCAAGTTTTTTTTTCCATTTTTTTCGGGCGAGTGTCTCATCGTTACCACACGATGCAAGCAGACGCTTGAAGCTCTCCCACGTTGGCCGTGGCTGTGCCATCTCTTCCCATGAGCGCAAGCGTTCCTGTGGTGTCTCGATGATTCGCTTCATGGCTTGCTGAGTCTGCGCTTGCTGATGCTCTCACGCAGTCGCTCTAGTCGCACAATCTTGCGCTTGCGTTTGCGTTTGAGTTCTTTGTTGTGTTTCTTTGTGCTGTATGTTTGCATGACGTTAGTGTGTTAGTGTTTAGTACTGTCGCCCAATGCTCAGGTCAACGCGACCATGTGCAACGTCGAGTAGATCGCCGTGTGCCTTCCATGCTTCTTTCTTGCTAGGAAACTCGACGATGCGAGCAGTTCCCTCTGCTATCTTAGAGAACGGGTTACGGATAAGACGCTCGCACTTTTCGCGCCTGAAGTTGCCACCAAAGCAGACCTCATCAGAGATGCCTCTGCTAGTTTTCTTTTTAGCGAACAGAACGAAGAACGGAGTAGAGTCAGGTGTTTTCATATGGTAAGTATACGATAGATTTATATGTAAGTCAAGGATTATTTTTATTTGTTTAGCACCCGACCTTGCCTGAGTGCTTTATCATGCAGATCTGCATGATGTTCATAACGTCAGGGTTACGCTCAAGCGCAAGGTTATCCCTGAAGTTAGAATTGCGGGAAGTATCGCAAGCCATGCTTACGACTTCCTCGACAACATCCGCACGAAACTGCGGGTAATCGCGCACAAGTTGCGCGACAAGAACAGGCACATCATCGTGACGGTAGCGCAAGACGTTAGCGAGAACGTCAGCGATGAAGGAAGGGAAGGAAGCGAGCATTGTGTTTTTCATTATTAGGTAGTGAGTTAAGTTAGAATTAAAAGGCTTATTTAATTGCCTATTACTCTGTAAGTATATCACACAATCGAAAGAATTGCAAACGTTATTTATCTTTTAATTGTTACAATGTTGTAACATAAAAACACTTGACAGGTTTGTAAAACCCCCCCCATTTCTAAGAAAAAAAAGATTATAATTACTATAAAAGTCGCGGGGGGAGTGTTTTCTCATTCTGTCAATCGGCATACCCCTCCCCATTTCTCCGAACGGGTCTTTGGGGGTCATGTTATCTTCTTTGCTGTTTAAAAAAAATTCCCAGCCCATATAATTAGAGATGAACCTTGATCTTGTCACAAAGCTTCTCCCAGCCATAGCGGGTATTATGTATGCGGTAGTTGGCCTCGCGTATCTCCTTAAGAGTGAGTATGCTTGGAGTCTGATATGGATTTCCTACGCCACGGCCAACTTCGGCCTTACCGTTGCGGGAAACCAATAAAACACAAAAAAGCTCATAGCCCCAAAAACATTAATAAGTGTAATAATCTTGGATGAGTCTTCCATATAGTGAATTTCCCGTTTACGTTGGACAGCCGAATAGTGATTCGGTAACCAACGAGAAAAGCAATTTCCTTGCAGCTACAGATGTGAACGTTAGTTATGCCGCGAGCATGACGCCGAAGCGAAGTGTTGTGGGAATAGGCGTAGCAGATCCCGATCCCAACAAAAGCATAGATCAATCCAATGCATTTACTTTTGGCGGTCCACTCACAGCGAATATTTCTTTTGGTTTATTCTTGAACAATTCCGTCGGGGTGGGGGAGGATGGTTACTCTTTTTTAACGGGAAGCAACCAAGATAAGTATTTTCCAATACAAGTGGGAAGCGGTAAATTTGAAAGATGTTATTTAGATAGCTTTTCGGTTGATGTCCAGCCATACCAGCCAGTTAGCCTACAGGTTAATTTTACTTCTCTCCGACCAGAGACGGGGGTTGCGATTTCTGGCGATTCAACACCATACAATGACGAGCATCCACCATTTGATTCTGATGAAGTAATTTATGGCCACACCTGTGCAGTGGCAGGAATGTCAACGCTATTTGGTAACGTTCAATCACAAATACAATATTCAAAAACATTTTCCAGAACCCCAGTTCTCACCTTGGGTTCGCTGGCCGCTGAAACGGCACTGTTGGATGAAGTGCAGCATCAGATGGTGGTGCAGGCAACAGGTCTTAACGAAATGATGCGATATACAGGAATTGGCATCGGCACCACTAATCCTCTACCAAATCCCGTAACAGTTAACTTAACCAATGTGGATGGCGACACAAACTTCTATTTAAAAAGTTTAGATATGACTGCGGGTGCGCGAGTAAATACTCAAAGTTACGCCATGGCGGGAGGAGACACATTGGTAACAACTACAACTTTTACGCAGGCTTTAGTGTAATTTTAGTGTAACTATATATGTTACATGGCAATTAAAAAACCCTCGAACACCTTAGAGTTAAAACCACATTTTCACCACTCGATCAAGTTCAAAGAGAGGCGGTTCAAATTCACGGCCAAACAAAAGAAATTCCTAAGTATTCTTTTAGAGCCCGCTAACCAAATATTATTCGTTTCTGGACCAGCAGGTTCCAGCAAAACATATATGTCTCTTTACGGTTGTTTGCGTTTAATGGCAGATGATACCGACAGGGAACTACTTTATGTCCGAAGTATAGCAGAAAGCGCAGATAAAGGATTAGGTAGCCTCCCTGGAGATATAAGTGAAAAATTCAATCCATTTTTAATGCCGCTTTATGATAAGTTAGATGAAATCATTTTTGAGGGTGATAGGGATTTCCTGAGAAGGCAGGAAAGAATTTCCGCAGTCCCCATCAACTTTATGCGTGGCGCAAGCTGGAACAATAAACTCGTCATTGCGGATGAAGCTCAAAATTTTACCTTCAAAGAATTAACCACGTTGATAACCCGTATCGGAGAGCAAAGTAAACTTATAATTTGCGGGGATTTTATGCAAAGTGATATAAATGGCAAAAGCGGCTTCCAAGAAATGTTTAATCTTTTCAAAGACGATATCTCACAAGAAAACGGAATTCTATCATTTGCGTTTAACCAAAATGACATCGTAAGGAGTAAAATACTCAAGTTTATCGTTTCTAAATTAGAATCTCATAAAAAAGTGTAATATAATAGGTATATAACAAGAGCAACGTCAACGCGCAAGCGGCGAACAGCTATATACAAAAGGACACGAGCCTTGTTTTAAAAATAGAAAAAACACCTTTTTAAATTATAAATATAAAAGAAACCATGAGTCATTTATTTTGTCACAGTTGCGGAACCAAATTAGAATATGCACACGCAAAACCAAATTTTTGCGTAAAGTGTGGCACCCCATTGGGTAATAATCTTTCGCAGGCATCGCAGCCCGCTGTCACTGCTCCTACCCCCCAACTCGAAGAAGACGAAACAAATACGGAACACGTTCCGCATATTGCAAATTTTCAAGTTGAAACCGAAGCGTCCGCTCGTAACACTTTCACAATAGGCTCATTGGCGGGAGAAAACACTGCTCCCGATTATATACCGAGGCGGGGAAGCCGCTCTCTCGATGATCTTATAGATGAAAGAGGGGGATAAATATACTTATGAAGATTTCTCTGATGTTATTGACCTCGCTATAAAAAAGCAGAGATCGAAATGGAGATTAAATGCGGTTAAATGGTTTGACTTCGACGATGTAGAACAAATCATTAAAACCCATATTGCAAAAAAATGGCATATGTGGGATCAGGAGCGCCCGCTGGAACCGTGGATTGGCAGGATCATCTCCAATCAGTTACGAAATCTAATCAGAAACCATTACGGAAATTATGTAAAGCCTTGCACTAATTGTAAATTTGCCCGAGCGGACAATTGCAGTTTAACGTCAAGCGGCAAACAGGATTCTTCCTGCGATTTATACGCAAAATGGGAAAAATCCAAAAAATCAGGGCTAGAGTTGAAGATCCCCCTGTCTATGGAGGATTTTACTCATGAAATTGAAAATAGAAAATATGTTGATTTTGATTTCGGAGGCTCACTGAAAAAGCTAAATATGTATATGGAGATAAAATTAACCGCAACTCATTACATTGCTTACCGAATGTTATACTTCGAAGACTGCACCGAAGAAGATGTTGCGCGTTACATGGGTTATAAGATATCGCCACAAAAAAAGAAACTTGGATATAGACAAGTAAAAAATTTAAAAAAGAAATTCCTTGAGGTCGCCTTGGAAATTCTAAACGAACAAGACATTATAAGTGATGGATCTAACTGAACAGCAAAGTGAGTTCTTGCGTGAAAATGCAGCGCGGATACCAGATCTAATCAATTTGACTAGGCAATGTTTTGAAAACGACGCTTTAGACGGTAGATCTAAGGAGGGCAGGGCGGTAAGGAAATTTTTGGTTGAAAATTGTATTGATTTTCGCACCACATCTCGTCAACCAACCGAAAATATTGAGTTTACACGCGAACAGCGTGAATTCATACTCCAACAAGCCGAAAACGGCCTCTCTTCCCTGGAGATTGCTAGGATAGTTTTCCCCGACCGTAGGGTGTCACCCTTGAGTAATGAGCAAAGGGCAGTATTAGCTGAAATTCGTTCTGTTAATCCTGATATTTTACCTTCACAAGATAGTGGCGCCCTCAATTCATACATTTCACCCAAGTCTACATCGAGAATCATTAAAAAAATCAATGACGCTACTGGTTTAGGCTTAGATGAATCGAAGATTAACAGACAAAAGCAAACTTGCATAGAGAAGCTTGCGGTCAATCTCTCCAACTCTAGATTTTTAAAAATTATAAATAATTACCTCAATGTGGAAGACCGACTGCTGTTCGAGCATGAGCTTATCCGCTTAACGTGGGATAAGCCCGACTTAACGGCAGATGAGATTAATTTGTATTTAAATGTTTGCAAGGAGGTAATTAATTTGGAGGTGATTAGCTCTCACCTTAATAAATTGAATGACATGTTCGATGTAGCCGACGAACAGGCTGAAATGTCCATCAGGCTCGCGGAGATCATCAAGGCCAAGAGTTCGGAGTATCATCAGTGCGAGACGAGGATAGAAAACCTAACTAAAAAGCTTCAAGGTGATCGGGGTGAGAGAATGAAGAAGATGCAGAAGGAGAATGCTTCGTTTCTTTCTATTGTTCAATTATTTCAAGAAGAAGAAGAGCGTGAGACGATGATTCGTATTGCTGAAATGCAAAAAGAGGCCGTGCGGGAAGAAGCCGACAGATTGGAAAACATGTCGGAGTGGAAAGCTCGGGTATTAGGAATATCAAAGGATGATGCAGTTTAAATGCAAAGAGTGTGACCAAGAGTTCAAGTCTCTCAGGAGTCTACATGCACACATTAAAAAACATGATGTGTTATTGGGTGATTATTATGTGAAGCATTTCCAAAGAAGGGATAAGCTTACTAATGAGTTGCTTCCATTCAAGAAATATGATCAATACTTCAATATGCATTTTCTCAATGTGTCGAACATGAGAGAGTGGTGCGAAACTGCTCCTAAGGAAGATGTTGAGGATTTTGTGATTAGTTCCATTAAAAACAAGCTAACCTCGAAAGGGATCGAAGCAGGGCCACCTGCACTTTACCTTGAAACCGCTGGATTACCTGACATAGAGATGTGCAAGAGCCTCTTTGGGAGTTATACCGAAACTTGCAAGAAGTTTGGCATGTTGCCAATGCTATCGGGGCAACTGCCAAAGTCATTTGAGAAAGACTTCTCAGACACACCCATAATAGTAGATACAAGAGAAAAGCAGCCACTGCAATTTAAAAATAGTAGGTTTTTGAAATTGGACGTTGGGGACTATGGCGTGTCGGGAGACTTTTATGATTACACCTTTGTAGACAGGAAATCTTACCAGGATTTTGCAGCAACACTAACAACCTGCTACAGGAGATTCGTAAAAGAGATAGAGAGAGCGCGTAACTTAGGATGTTTTTTGTTTATAGTCGTTGAGTGTGGCTTTGACGATATCAATTACAAAAATAGCTCCATGTATAAAAAATTTAACTTGGGTTACCTCTATCATAACATGAGGGGCATTCAGGCTCAATATTCAGATTGCTGCCAGTTCGTCTTCAGTGGCTCCCGCGAGAAAAGCGTAGAGCTAATACCAAAGATCCTTGTTTTGGGCTCGAAGCTCTGGAATGTGGATCTGCAATATTTTTGGAACAAACAAATTAAGAAAGATGGCTTGGGAGACAGGAAAACAGAAGTTACACACGAAGTTCAAAGATATAAACCAGTATATTCTAAGCAAAGAGGGGTTTTTGGATGAGACAGAGGCAAAAATTTTGCTTTATAAGTTTCTCAGGGAAAATCCATCATTTGCATCCGAACTTCTAACTGGGGTAAAATTATTCCCCTTTCAACATATGGCTATAAAGGCCATGATGGAGTCGGATTACTTTTTGGGCATCTGGAGCCGTGGAATGTCCAAAAGCTTCTCTACGGCCATTTTCGCGCTCTTAGACGCTATTCTGAATCAAGGTGTGCAGATAGGTATTCTGTCTAAGTCTTTTAGGCAATCAAAAATGATCTTCAAAAAGATAGAGGAGATATCAAAAAGTCCCAAGGCAACCTTTTTTGCTCAGTGCATTACCCGAACCTCAAAAATGAATGATGAGTGGGTCATGGAGATAGGCAGGAGCAGTATTCGCGCTTTACCATTGGGAGATGGCGAAAAATTGAGGGGCTTTAGGTTTCAAAGAATGATTATTGATGAGTTGTTGTTGATGCCCGAAAAGATTTACAATGAAGTGATTATGCCATTCTTGTCTGTTGTAGACAACCCGACGGAACGTCAAGAAGTTTATGATTTAGAAACCGAACTGATTGAACAGGGAAAAATGAAAGAGGAGGAGAGGCGTAGGTGGCCAAACAACAAAATCATAGGTCTTTCCTCAGCTTCTTACAAGTTTGAATATCTTTATAAGCTTTATCAACAGTATGAGCGGTTAATTCTAAACGAGAACACTCAAGACGGCGCACATAGAACGATAATGCATTTTAGCTACGACTGTGCGCCTGAACAATTGTATGACCAGAATTTAATTAGCCAAGCTCAAACGAGCATGAGTGAGTCACAGTTCGATAGGGAATTTGGAGCTTTCTTTACGGATGATAGCTCTGGTTACTTCAAGGTTAGCAAAATGGCCGCTTGCACTCTGGCTGATGGCGAAGGCCAATCAGTTGAGGTGGTAGGCAACCCAAAAGATGAATACATCTTGGCTTTCGACCCATCTTGGTCGGAAAGTGAAAGCTCAGATGATTTTGCAATATTACTTATAAAACTTAATAAAGACCTTAGAAAGGGCACCGTAGTTCACAGTTACGCTTTATCTGGCGCAAATCTAAAAACTCATATCAAATACATGGCGTATTTGTTAAATCATTTCAATATAGTTGCTGTCGTGGGGGACTACAATGGGGGGGTGCAATTTATGAATTCCTGCAACGAAAGCGACATCTTCAAAAAAGTTAATTTGAGATTAGAGACTCTCGAAGCTGATTTAGATAAAATTCCAGATTATGAAAAAAATCTTAGACGCTTAAAGAATCAATATAATAAATCATCTAGAAAATTTGTTTTACTAAGAAAACCCACTTCGTCTTGGATTCGCTCTGCCAATGAAAGCTTGCAGTCAGCCTTTGACCATAAAAAGATATTTTTTGCGGGAGCAGCCATGGATGATGATTATAGTATTCAGCGCAAGGCGAGGATACCGATCAAAGATTTAAAATTCTTAAAAAATGATTCTAACGAGGCTTCTAGCGCTGGAGCAAGAATGATTGATTTCGTAGAGCACCAAAAGGACATGATGGATCTGATCAAAGTCCAATGCGCTTTAATTAACATAACCACTTCTGCTCAGGGAACTCAAAGTTTTGATTTGCCACCCAGCCTGAGAAAACAAAAGGGTTCTGACAAGGCTCGCAAAGACTCTTACTCTGCGTTAGTTTTAGGTAACTGGATGATGAATGTTTACTACGATATGCAAAGCCATGAAGGGGTGACTGGACAAGAAACGTTTACCCCAATGTTTATTTCCTAACATTTAAAAGTGGAAAGTTAACTTTGCAGTGTAATATAATCTGTAAAATATGGCCAAGAGAAAATATACCAAAAAGTCTGATTATTGGAAAAAGTTTGAGAACGGCGATACTCCGCAGATTTCAAAGGCGAGCGCAGTTAATGTAGAGCCTGATTTATTGGGTGAAGCTTTTTACACATCTGACGCTTCTTATACTGCTGTCTCTCATGCAAGGGCGGGTTTGGCAGAAAGCCTAAGAGGGGGAACCAGAACCAATAGGGTGGCTTATCGCAATCCAACCGATAGATTTTCAAGTATTCGGGTGGGTATGCTGCCGTATAATTATGCCACGGATGGCGTAAACGTTAGGGATAGTATCGAACTTTGCCAAAAAGCCTACGCCAATGTTGCTGTTTTTCGCAACGCAATCGACATCATGGCGGAATTCACAAATACAGACGTTTATCTTGAGGGTGGCACCAAAAAAAGCAGGGAATTTTTTACGGAGTGGTTTAGGAGAATTAATTTAATTAATATTAAGGATCAGTATTTTCGCGAGTATTACCGCAGTGGCAACGTGTTCCTGTATAGGGTTGATGGTAAATTTAAGGTCGATGATTATGCAAAATTAATGAATCAGGTGGGTGCGATAAATCCTTCGGCAAACAAGATTCCACTAAGGTATATCTTGCTGAACCCCTTTGATATTATAGCTAAGAGGGCGTCTTCTTTTGCCGTGGATGCTTACGAAAAGGTTTTGTCTGAATATGAGATGGCTAGACTCCAGAACCCTCAAACAGAAGAGGATATGGAGATTTTCCAAAGCCTTGAGCCAGAAGTGCAGAACTTGATTAAAAAAGGCTCTTACTATACGGACGGTTTAAAAATTAAACTAGACCCCTATAGACTTTCATATTCTTTCTATAAAAAGCAGGATTACGAACCTTTTGCTATTCCGTTTGGCTTTCCCGTTCTAGAAGATATCAATGCAAAGCTTGAATTAAAGAAAATGGATCAAGCGATTACCCGAACCGTTGAAAACGTGATTTTGCTTATCACTATGGGCTCTGATCCAGAGAAGGGTGGCATTAACCCTAATAATCTTAAGGCTATGCAGAACTTGTTTAAAAACGAGAGCGTGGGCAGAGTTTTGGTTTCAGATTATACAACAAAGGCTGAATTCATAATTCCCGAGCTAAACAGAGTGTTGGGGCCTGAAAAATATGAAATCCTTAATGAGGACATTAAACAAGGTTTGCAGAACATTGTTATAGGTGAGGAGAAATACAGCGCCACTCAAGTTAAAGCTCAAATATTTATTGATAGGCTCAAAGAAGCCAGACACGGATTCGTAAACGAGTTTCTACAGCGCGAGGTTAAGCGTGTGGCCAAAGAGCTTGGATTAAGGTCTTATCCTACGGTAAGGATGAAAGACGTGGACATGCGTGATGAAACGCAACTAATGAAGGTGGCCACAAGATTAATGGAATTAGGTATTCTTACTCCCCAACAGGGAATGGAGATGTTCAATAATGGCCGCTTTCCAGAGGCCGAGAAAATAGCCCCAGCGCAACAGAGCTTTGTCAAGGAAAGGCAAGACGGTTTTTATAATCCTCTTGTAGGTGGCGTTCCGATGGCTACACCAGCGGGAGCGGCACCCCCTAAGAACACAACCCCCAAGCAGGCGGGCAGACCAGAAGGCACAACGGGAATACCTATTGCAGACGCGACATATTCGAGGGGGAATATTCAAACCACAATTTATCAAATAGAGGACTTTATTTCCACAGCCACGGAGCTTGTGGGGAAAAAACTAAAGGTAAAAAAGTTAAATACATCTCAAACCGAAATGGTTGATAATTTGTGCGAATCTATCGTTTGCGCCAAAGATAAAGAATATTGGGTAGAAACACTGCAATCTTGTGTAAAGGATTTTAGCGAAATAGAAGATCTGGAAACCTTAGATAAGGTTTTGGATGTGTCTAGCGCTCATAACTTAGAGGCTTATCCAGCCGCAATCCTTTATCACAGCAATGAAAGACGATCCGAAAACGAAGAATGCTGAACTGAATAGTTCTGTTGAATTTTACAATGGGGAGGCGACGATCTCCATTTTCGAAAAAACTAATAAATCTGAGGCTGATTATGGCAAACCATATGCCAACCTTGACGAAGAAAAAAGAACTATCACTCTAGATCAAGATAAGAGAGATAAACAGCAATTACGCCACGAAACACTGCGCGAAATGTTGAAGCATCATGAGGATGCTGTAAAAAACGTTAAAGCTGAAATCGCAGCCCTTGAAAAGGATATGCGACAAGATCAGGGTGATATTCGTAGGGAGTCGGATGCTAACATGAGCAAGAAGCAATACGACAAAATTGACAAGAAAGAACTCAAGCGTGACACCAAAAAAGAAAAGGTGCAACATGAGAAAGACGCAGTTAAGGATGACGAGAGCAAAATCAAGAAGCTAGACAAAGGTGCTCCGTCAGAAAAGAAGAGTGCGGAAAAGAAGGCTTTAAAGAGAGACATAAAATTTGATAAGGAGTCCAAGAAAAAAATGGAGGCCGAAACCTCCCCCAAGCAAAAGGCGGCGCTTGACAAAAACAAAGATGGCAAAATCACCAAGGAGGACTTTGAAATGCTCCGCAAGGGCAAAAAGAAGGCTGATGGAGGCTATGGCGGTGGCGACATGAAGAAAAAAATGAAGCCTAAAAAAAGCTACGCTCAACTCTTGTTGGATATTGCTGCTGAGAGGTTTGGTAAAAAAAAAGAAGTGAACTAAAGGATAGTGATTTCCTTGACCCCAAAAGAAGATCTTTCCCAGTGTTGTCAGCTAGAGATGTAAAAAACGCTGTTAGTAGCTGGGGTCGATATGAGGGGTCAATGACTTTTGAAGAGTTTAAAAGCAAACTTATACGAAGGGCTAAAAAAATAGGAGCAGAAAGTGCTCTACCCAAAAGCTGGATGGACAAAAAATAATGGATTACAAATACACCACTACTTTTGAATCGCCTTTGCTGGCCTGTGAAATTAATGAGTCTTCATTAATATCCAAAGCTTCTTTGCAAAATTTAGCACCGCTTGTTCCCACCGACATTGATTACGATAGCAATATTGATTTGCTCGGCGTGGCCTTTAACGCTGCTGTAGTAAATAAATTTAATCGCAATGGAGACGGGATGGATACAGAAACCGCATTGCGCCATACGAAAAATTTTGTTCATAAGCCCACAAATATTGAACACGATAAACAAAAGGTGGTTGGGCACATAGCTGCCGCTGGATTTAGTGAATTTGGATCTAACGAAATACTATCGGAAGATGCGGTCAAAGACAAAAAGGGTGCATTCAATATCGCTTTGGGAGCGGTTGTTTATAAGTCAGTCAATAAAAATTTTAGCAACCTTATTGAAAAATCTCTTAACCCTGAGGACCCTTCGTATCAGAAGGTTTCGGCAAGCTGGGAAGTGGGCTTCAGCGACTATGTTCTAGCCTTAGGAAGTGATAGTTTAGAGGAGGCAAGAATTGTCTCTGACCCCGATGAAATCCAGCAATTACAAGGGTTTTTGCGGAGTTATGGTGGTTCAGGTAAGACTCAAGATGGCGAGAGTATTTATAGATTAATTGTGGGTGACATCTACCCACTAGGCATCGCTTACACGCTTAATCCCGCCGCCGATGTGAAGGGTTTATATTCGGATAAAGTTGAGAACTCACATCTTTTTATAAATGATAAGCGTGATAAAATTTCACAAAATAATGATTTTAATGTAACTAGAAAAAAGAATACTGCTATGGAAATCGAAAAAATTGTCTCAGAGCTTAAGGAACTTCTGACGGAAAAGAAATTTTCCAACGAAGCTGTCGCTTCAATGACTGACACTTTCTCTAATGCTATTAGGGAAAGGGACGAGCAATATCGTAATGATCTTGCAAGCGCCAAGTCAGAAAAGGAAGCTGTAGAAAAAGAATTTACCGATCTAAAATCTTCGGTAGCCGAACTGGAGGAGAAGCTAGGAACCGCTAATGAGCGGATTTCTGGTTTTGAGAACGAAAAGAAGGCTGAAGAAGCTGTTGCTCGATTTAACGAGCGCATGGACGAACTTGATAAAAAGTTCGAACTTGATGATCAAGATCGGGAATTTCTTGCCAGAGAACTCAAGGAAGTCGGAGATGAGGAGTCTTACGCCTCTTTTTCTGATAAGTTGACTGTTCTTTGGAAGCATAAAGACAAAGAAACTCAGGCGGCTTTCAACGCTGAAATTGAAGCTCGCATTGATGAGGAAGTCGCAAAAAGGCTTAGCAACGCCTCCACTGAACCAGTGGAAGTTGAGGAAGCTTTGGATGCGGCAGAACAAACTGACGCTGAAATCTCCAACGCTAATGAGGCTGTTTCTTCACAGGAACCATCTCTTAGGGATAAGTTTAAAGCGGCTTTCAAGCGCGAAAACATTTCAATTTCCTAAACAATCACTTTAATTTAACACAAACATAATATTATGGCTCTTCGAATTTTACCATTCAGACAATATGACGACAATGATGTCGTGAACCTCTATGCGATGGAAAACGCTGGGGTGAACGATGCCACTACGGATGCGGGCTCTGGCGATGCTGGAGTTTTCGTAAACATTCTTGACGGCGACTTCAATAAAGATCCTGTAACATACCAAACGAACTCTTATCTGGGTGACTCCAGCTTTCCGTATCTTGGTTCTACAGAGATGTATCCTGAAGTTAACCTCAAAGTTACTCCAGCAGCTTCAGGAACACATCCTCTTGGACTTACCCTGCTTCAGACTGCAAAGAACGACGAAAACGGAGAAAAACTTCTCTATAACCCAACCAAAGCTACTGAGCTTCAAGCCCTACTTCCAGGGCAAGCAGTTCCAGTTGCCACCAAGGGTATCTTTACTCTTGCAACTGAGGCTTTTGAAGGCGCAGCTAATCTCTACACCATCGGATCAGGAGTAAGAATTTCTGATCAGGGTGGAGGAAAAATCACTGGCTGTCACCATCACCACCACGGACATATTGGCCATGTTCTTGGAACTGGTTCGCGGACCTCTGAGGGGCCAACCACGGATCAATTCGCTGGAGATTATCTAGTTATTGGTTTAAAAATCTAATTCAACTCTTCCTTAAGAAAGGCTCAATCAAAATGAAAATTACTTTAAAAAGAACTCCAGAACAAGTCGAGCTTATCAAAGCTATGGCTTCACGCAACCGTAATGTTGCGTATGAGGCGCAGGTTGCACTTGCTGAATTTATCGGACCCGTGTTGGCCGAGGTTCTCAATCAAGCTCCAACAGTGAGCAATCTGTTCCAGTCTCTTCAATTCAATGCAGACGACAACCCAAGCATTCCGCTGGATCTCTACTACAACATTTCCGATGAGGATTATGTTAACGTATGGAGCCAGAGTCACGCTGGCGGTCTTCCTCAGAACCAAGTCCTTCCGACTGCTTCTGAGTTGAAGCTTGCTACTTACAGCCTTGACGCTGCGGTAAGCTTTGATCGTCGCTATGCGGCCAAAAGCCGTATGGATGTAGTCAGCAAGACATTCACTCGTGTTGCACAAGAGATTCTCCTCAAGCAGGAGAGGACTTCCGCAACATTGCTGATGACTGCTCTCGCTAACGCTTCAACAACAGTTAATTCTATCGCTCACAAGCACGTTCAACTCTCAAATGTTAACGACCGCTTTGTGTTGGCCGACCTGAATGAATTGCTTACTCTTGCCAAGAGGATTAACACCTCATGGGTTGGCGGAACGCCAACCGAGCGCAGGAAGGGTATTACCGACCTGATCGTTTCTCCTGAAGTTGTTCAGGAGCTTCGCGCAATGGCCTACAATCCTATCAACACCGCAGCCGCCCCAATGGCATCTGCTCTTAAGGATAGTATTCCAGCTACCGATGAAATCAGAAATGCCGTTTATAATAACGCAGGTCTTCCTGAGTTTTACGGTGTTTCCATCATGGAAATCAACGAGTTGGGAACTGGTCAAAAGTTCAACACGATCTTTGATACTGCCGCTGGCAGCACTGAGTATTCGGCTGCTGATGGCGCTCGTAAGTCCCAGTTTACTGGAGCTACGAATCAAATCCTCGTGGGTGTGGATCGCACACGCGACTCCCTCATCCGTGCAGTAGCAACCGATGCTGAGAATGGCAGTGAGATGAATCTCATCGCTGACGACCAGTATAGTATTCGCCAAAATAAGATTGGCTACTTCGGTTCCATGGAAGAAGGCCGTGTGGTTCTTGATAACCGCGCCCTTGTTGGTAAGATCGTATAATCAATCTAACCTACCCCACAAGAGGGTCGCTCCGAAAGGAGCGGCCCTTTTTTTTTGTAATTTACTTTTCCTGTGTATATAATAGTATATGGCAAAGAAAAAGACAGGTAAGAAAAAGACCGCTAAAAGCAAGGGTGAGCTTCCTTTTGAGGAGGTAACCACGGGCCAAGAACAACCCAAGAAAAAGGGTATCTTGGAAGAAATTGAGGAAATGAAGGCTAGCGGTAACACAAAGAGCGAGGAATTCAAAAACAAGATAAAGGAGCTAGAGGTTATCTTGGGCGTTGATGAAGTGAATCCGTTTGGCACTAATGAGCTTGACATCTTCGAAGACAACTTGAGGGAAATGAATGTGACCGACATGATGAGACTTGCTCAAAAAGTTGGCCTCAATCCCCATCAAGAAAGAACTCGACTCAAGAAGAATCTCATTAATGAATTTAAGGGTTACAACCGCAATAACCGCAGGAATATCGCGCCAAATATGAGCAAGACTATTGAGCTTGACCCAAACAACCCACAACACGCTGAAACTATTAAAATTCTACGAGAATTCTAATAATTGGTGTAATAGTTGGTATGGCGTTAACTGCATTAGGTGAATTAGCTTCGGGAATTCTAAATACTGAATTTGATGATAATACTGGAATCGCTACGACAGGAGCGATTAGTGGATGGCTATTCGAAAACCTTGGGCGATTAAATACTTGGATTTATACTGATTTCAGCGGACAGGATGCAACTGGCTCTTCAGCAGGAGCATTCAACATTGAGGCGCAGAACATCCATAAAGAATTATATCTTTATCACTACTACAACAAGGAGGCCAGAAACGCCCTCAGGGGAATCATTCACTCCAATGTGAGTGGAGATAATATTTTATCCTTAAAGGACGGAGAAAGCTCTGTAACGTTCGTTAACAGGAATGAGGTGTCCAAAGTCTATAAGGGGCTTGCAAGCGATTCTATGGCGAATGTGGAGCGACTAGCGGCACAATACAACATATATCAGGCTGAGCCTAGACAATTAGGTGGCGTTGACGGTGACACGGGCTATCTCTACTGAGAGGTGGACTTATGACCGTTATACAACTTTTCCATGATTTTCTCCACGTCGAGTTCCAGCATCGAAATTTTTAAATTTTGTTTTACGTCGTCTGGGAGGCTTCCACTCCCCCATTTGCCCGCAGGCCAATCGCGTACAAAAATTGCGTGTTTCTCGACATCCTTTCCAATCATTTGGATTTGGAAATCGTTATGCTGAACTGAGCTTTGCAAGTTCGATGCCCACCAAACAATACCCGCAGCCTGAACGGCTAGACCAATTCCAAGAGAGATGAAGAACTTGCTGTCTACGGCGCGTTCTTTCCTTGCGTTATGGCTCATGGCTTAGCCCTGTATGCCATCAAATAGTCGGGCAGCTTCACTCACAAGTCTCATCTTGCTTTCGTATGGTAAGCCTAGATCGGAGGCATATTTTTTAGCCTCAGCGTCATTCATAGCGAGTATTTTATACTTGAGACTCTTAGTTCCCTTTATATCGCCCCAATCTATACCTGTATTAACTTTCTTAGGTTTTTCCTTTTGAACGGGTTTCTTATCTTCGTCATTCATAACATTTACTATTACACAAAAAACCCCGCTTGTGCAGCGGGGTTTTTCATTTTTTGGTTGATTTAACAAGGACTATTAATCCATTCCGCCAGCATCAGTATCGTAGGTATTGACCGCAAGAGGATATATTGGCTGATTGCCTGACAAAACTCCCGTATATACTGTGCAGAAAATACCGTGGTCGGTATCGGCAACACCACCGATTTGAGTTGTAAATGTCAGATCCACCGACTTGTTAGCTCCTATGCTTGAAGAGGTGTTCTGACTGTCCATTGTGCAGTTCTTAAGAAGAAACTCATATGCGTTCGTGTCATCCGCCCTGTTTATTTGCAGCGTTACATCCTTCTCCAAGTTCTTGTCAATGATGTCGGCAAGCACGAAAGCATTTTCGTCGTTTACGAGAGCACTCACGGAAAGTGATGCCACAATTGGGAAATCCACAGTTCTTGCATATGCGAACCTGCTCCCAAGTCTGTCGAGAGGCGTTCTGGAAAGTGGAACTGACAGAGAGGCGCTTTGAATGTGCGCTCCAGTCGCGCCTCCAAGTGCAATGTTGGTTGACTCTTGGGCTCCTTGCAACTCAAGAGTAATATCTCCTGGGCGTAGGGCCAGAGTTTGAGCATCGGTCACTTTCCTATCCGCAGCCGAAGGCGCTCCACTTTGGGCGTAAGGAACTTGACACAGCGCATCATATGATGTCCCCTCCTCTTGGTTCACACCTGGACTATCTATGCTCATATAACCACCCGTGGCTACTGAGTCTACATTGACATCCGAAATTACGTTAGATCCCTCACAGGTTACAGAAACAGTTGGAATCGAGCCCACAGAACAATCAAATGTATAGTCGCTGACATACATGTTGCCAAGACCAAGGAATGTTCCAGTTTTCTTATCGGCGGCATCCTGACCTTCATTAACCGTAAGGATAAAGAAGTTAGAGCCTGAAGTTGCTGTTTGGTGACCAGAAGTGAAACTACCACTCATGTTAGCAGTGGAAGCGGAGCCTGCATTATTTTTGCCAGTAATGACATAAAAGTTTAAAGCCTTTTCATTAAAACCATCTGTTGGATAATAAGTGAAATCCAAGCTAACGGTGGGCGCGTCAATAACCTCCGTACCGATACGGGCCAGTTCGCCATATTGGTTAACGTCTGTGCGAGAAAGGTTAAAGCCATAGTTGGCGCTTTGAACCCTCTGTAGTTGAACGTGGTCGCCACTTGTTGTGGACGCTGCATTAAAACTACAGTAGAGGGCTTCGGACTGGTAAATTACTCTGTTTCTTGATGCCATAATAAAAAGATCTTTATTTTGTTTACAGTTTAATCGTTAAAATATGAAATTCAGTATTAGTTTTCAAAGCGATATCTGTGTTGTTGTATGTCGAAATCTATGAAGCCAACATAAAGATCGTTAGCCAAGCTTTTCCGAACTCTATCGCTTAACTTAGAGGTCTTAGCGCTTTCCACATAAAACATTGTGTTGCCCCCTTGAAATTCGTTTTTTAGCCCCGTATAATTATAGCTGCCATCTTTTAAATCACCTAATTCTGTTATGGGGTATCCAGTAAACGGGATGTTGCCTATAACCTCATCCACAGAATCCGCAAAAATAGATAGCACCCCATCTAGTTGGTAGGGGTCTTCAGCAAGAACCACCGCTTTAACCATAACCTCAGTTTGTTGCAGGCCACCAAATGCATAAGGCTTATTTTGAGTGTCCGCTGCGGCAAGAAAAATAGCGGGAACCACATCATCATAAGGCGCGATGTAATCATAATTTGCTGATGGTAGTCTGGAATTAACCTTATATTTATTTTCTACCACCAAATCCTCCTCGGTATCATTGGTGAAATAGATGTTAAAATCCTTAACTGCAAAACTACCAGTTACCGCCGCACCTGTGGGCGCCCCAGATGCCAACACTCTCCCATTATCAAAATCTAATACAACGCCATCGTTTCTACCCGAAAATCCACCATTAATGAAAACGCCAGTGGGAATGTTTGCCCCTGTTATTGAAGAGTCTGCAACCCATTGTTTATATGGACTTCCAAAAACCGTGTAGGTTGAATCTATTCGGGGGTCGTCGTAGTAAAAAAAATCTCCCGTTTTATCTGAATAAGCCTCACCTTTGGTGGTGAGAAAATTATCAAACCACAAAAAGAAAGAGGTTGTTAATCTATGTTGGAACTGTTCAATCATTTGAGTTCTTCGAAACGTTGAGTGTATTTCTTAATAAGCGCGGAAATGTAAGGAGTGTTGCTAAATCTTCCACCCCTTACCTTTACACGGCTTTGAATCGCTGCGCCCGATCTACCTTTATTTTTTCGCAAAAGGTAGCCCAATCCCGAAATCCCGCGCTCTATTCCTTGAGCCCAACTTCTTCCAAATGCCCAAGGCAACGGCGTAATGGCAAAGATATCTTCAGCAGTTGGTATACTAACCTGAAAGTTGTTGCCTATTCCTCCTTGTGTAATTGGCGCTATATATCTAATCTCTGTTGCTTCAAGGAGTGAAAGTATCGGCATTATGGGTTCGTCGCCACTATCAAAACCAATAAAAGCAAATAAGTTGGTTACCCCATTCAGGGTTCCGCTGATATTTGTTCCACTAGGGCCGCTTTTGATTTCTTGCGTCACAGGATGACCTAAGAATTCAGCTATCATCTCCTTTTTAATTCTTTTAAATTTTTCAGAGATCTCTTTTTCAAAGGGTTTTCTTAAAAGCTTGGGTGTTTGCCGCTTTAGAGCCCTTCTAACGTCTTGTGGTAATGTGGCCATTAATCGTCGATGGGGGTAAGCAGGAACGTAAAAAATTGATTATCAAACAAACCCGAGGGATTGCCATCGCTTTTTATTGAAAATTTTCGCCCGTCGAATTCGACCCTTCGAGCTTCCCTGATGTAATCATAAGCGCTTTCCTGCACTACAATTTTTACAGAACCAGCAGGAAGAATAATCTTGTTTTGTGAACCGCCCTGTTCCCCTGGGTCTGAAATATACTCTTTTTCTAAATCCTGATAATATATTCTAGCGGTAAAACTGCTAGATACCGTTGAGTATTCCACTGAGGTATTTGATCCTGTATTAGTGCGCTTATACAGGGCGTTCCATGATGGTGTTGAAGCTATTAAGGTTTTTTTAGCATTTTTATAAACTGTAATACTTTGTGCAAACGTGTCGTGTAAAATTGTAGCCAAATCCTTAATTTTGGTTACTTGTTCTGGTTTTAAAAATCCCGCCATATTGATTTTTACACTTTTATTTATATAATAAGATAGGATTAAGGCATGGATGCGAAAAAAAAATTAATTAAGGGCTCTGAAAAAGAAGTCTCTGGACTCTTTAAAATGATGTTAATGATGGTCGAAGACATGAAAAAAGACCACGATTTTCATTATGATAAGCTTTATGAGAATATCCCTAAGGAACACCACCCAATAATTAATGCGGCTAATCACTTTACCCCCGAAAAGGTAGCTTGGATTCGCAAGAGAATTTTGGATTTTGGAAACGAATCAATTAGAAATATAGGCTCTGAGTTTGATAATTATAAGGTAAGCTTCATATTTAAAAATTAAAGGAATAAGGTTATGGCTTTTAAGGAATTATATTCATTTACTATAGATCAGGAAAAAGAGATTGAAAAAACTCACACGCGAACAAATAAAAAAACAGGCGAAGAAACAAAGGTAACCAAAAAGGTTAAGGAGAAGGTTCCAATCACTGTTAAGCTGAAAAGGCCGTCGCGAAGAGAGTTGGAAGATGCGGAATTAGAATATTCCGTAGAAATGAGCCGCTGTGTTAAAAGGGGTATTTTAACCAAGGCGATGCTCTATAAGAAATACAGTGATACGGGAGGCGTGTTCAGCGAGGAAGATGCAAAGGATTATGGAAAACTGTATAAGGATATTTTGAATTTGCAGAATGAGTATATCCGCTTGGATTCTGTTGATAAAAAATCTGAAAAACAGAAAAAACGTTTAGAGGAAATAAAGGATGAGCTAGCTGAAACCAAACGGAAAATGGTTGAAGTTGAATCTAATATGCAGTCCCTCTTCGATCATACGGCAGACAATAAGGCTCAGAATCGACTTTTGCTTTGGTATACTTTGATGTTAACTCACATTCAAGGAGAGGAGGACGAAAGTGCAATTCCATACTTTAATGGTGACACTTTTGAGGAAAAGATCGAGGACTATTACCTTAAAGAGGATGAAAGTTCAGAGTTCTATGGGGAAGTAGTTAAAAAGATAACGACTATTTTAGCTTTTTGGTTCTTTAATCAAGCTTCAAGTCCAGAGGAGTTCAATGATCTTATCGAAAAGATGGAAAAGGGTGAACTTTGAGTGAAGAGTTTTATATTTCTGTTATTGGTGAGGTATTTGACGGGTGCACAGAAATAAGCATCAGAGGTGTAAGTGCTTATTTAAAGCATGTCAGTATCAGGGATCAAAGATATATACACAAATACTACGAAAAATATAGGCAAAGGGCGATTGATAAAGGTGTAGAAACCGAAGCTGATCGCTTGACGTATATAGTCGAGGAAGAATTGTGGCTAGCCGAAGACGATACAAAGATAGCATTGCTAGCCGACGAAATTAAAAACTTAGAGAAAACAGTTAAGAGTTTAAACCTGCCTTCTCAAAAGGAACAGGTGCAGGTTACGCTGCGAGAGAGGCGCGAGGAATGGCTGGGCTTGCACCAGCAAAGAAAAGAGGCGGTCGGAAAAACCGCTGAAGATTACGCCACAAATAGGGCGTCTGACGAATTGCTGAGATTTGTTTTGTTTAAAGATGAAGATTTAACGGAACATTTTTATACAGAAGAAGAATTTGAAAATTTGGAGAGTTGGGAAATCTTAAAAATTGGTAAAAAGCAGGAAGAGGTAGCAAAACGCTTTGATGAGCTAACTTTACAAAAGGCAGTTTTGCGTCCGTTTTTTAGTATGTACCTATCTTTGTGTGAAGATGTTGGTATTTTTTATAGAAAACCCGTAACTCATTTATCGATTTATCAATTAAAGGTGGCGCTTTTTGGCAGAATGTTTTTTAACGTTTTTCAATACACTGATGATATTCCCGATCATATCAAAGATGATCCCGAAAAGCTGTTGGCTTATGCGGACGCACAAAAGAAGGGTGATGCCGACTTGGGAATTGATCAAAATGCGGATGCAAGTGCGGTATTCGGAGCGACCAAGCAAGACATGAAGAGTCTTGGTTTAGAAAGCCAGTCAAACGTTTCTTTGCGAGATGAAGCTCAAAAACATGGCGGTAGACTAGATATGAAACAAATGATGCGATTAGCTGGGCATGATGTGTAAATCTTTGTGTAAATAATACAAAGGTTAACGGAAATGCCAGTTAGAATACCAGTAACAGAAACAGGATTAGAGGCCAGTATATTAGAGGCTACCCGTAGGGCTGGCGCTAAAGCGGGAAAAAATTTAAAAATAAATCTGGGGACTAACCCCAAAAGTATAGAGGCTCTTTCGCAACCACTAGGGCGTATTACTGGAAAAGCCGACGAATTTACCAAGTCAATGGAGGCGGCTAACGCTCGTGTGTTGGCATTCGGTGCATCCGTTGGGGTTCTGAGTGCGGTAACCAAAGGCTTTAAGGATTTAGTTACGGTTACAATTGAAGTTGAAAAGCAATTAACTTCAATTAACACCATTGTTGGGGGCACTGCTGCTGAATTATCTAAGTTCAAAAAAGAAATCTTTGATGTTGCTCGGGAGACCGAGCAATCGTTCGATACTGTGGCCGAGGCCGCTCTTGAATTAAGTCGTCAAGGTCTCAGCGCTGAGGATGTCCTTAAGAGATTGGGTGATTCTATGATCCTAACTCGACTGTCTGGCTTGGGTGCTGGCGAGGCTGTGGCAGGACTAACTGCGGCAATCAACTCTTTTACTAAAGCTGGGGTTACAAGCGAAGAGGTGTTGAATAAGCTTTCTGCGGCAGCGGTTTCCGCAGCGGTTTCCGAAAGAGATTTGATTGAAGGTATTAAGCGTTCGGGCGCTGTTGCGGTTCAGGCGGGCGTTAGTCTAGATGAGCTTATTGGTGTAATTTCCGCAGTTCAACAAAGAACAGCGCGGGGTGGTTCAGTTATCGGTAACTCCTTCAAGACTATTTTTACGAGAATCCAGAGTTTGGATAAGCTGGAGACGATGCAGAATCTTGGGGTGCAGGTTACAGATCTTCAAGGGGATGTTTTACCTGCTATTCAGCTTATTAAAAATTTAGCAGGAGCTTTAAATGCTTTACCTGAAGCCAAGCAACTTCAAATTGCAGAAAAATTAGTTGGTAAATTTCAAATTGCACCTTTTTTGGCTATTTTAGAAGATTATAATTCTGAAGCTCAGATAGCTATAGAGGTTACTAAAGTTGCACAAAACGCTACTACAGAAGCTTATCAACGAAATGTTGCTCTTAACAAAACTTTGTCAGCAGCAATTAATGAGGCGACAATTAATCTAAAGGAGTTAGCCAACACATTGGGTGAAATTGGTGTAACCGACAGCCTGAAAAATATTCTTGGCTTTTTTAACACTTTGGTAAGTAAAATCCAAGATGTTATGGAGGGCGAAGGTCTTGGAAGCGATTTTGCAAGAGCGATAGTCAAGGGCATCAGTAATGTTATTAGCGGACCTGGGTTAGCGATCTTTGGAGCCATCATTGCTAAATTAACAATTGATTTAGCTAAGTTTGGAACGAAGGCTCTTACTACATTCTTTGGCATGAATAGTGCCGCCAAGCAAATTGCGACTACGCAAGGAGCAATAGCGTCAACTCTTTTAAGTAATCAGGAAATTCAAAAACGAATTTTAAGTATAGAAAATTCTACTCTTAGTGTTGAGCAAAAGAGGAAGGCCCAGATGGACTTTTTCACAACGGCCTTAAACGCTCAATATGCTACCATGCAAAAAATGCAGACTATTGCGGGTCGCATAGCTCCTGGGGTAGTCAAAGGAACATCTGGCGGTGGTCGAGGTGCAGGAGGATTTGTTCCAAATTTCGATGCCGTGAGGGGTTATGGCCCACAACGAGGCATGATTCCAAATTTCGATGCGGTGAGAGGTTACGCTCAAGAGAATGCTGATATTAGTCGCGGCGTAGGTGGAGCACCCGCTTCGGCTAGACCCGTAGCTATTCCTAATTTTAATTTTGGTCAAGGACAGAGAGGCACAATGATCGCCAACACCAGTGAGGTGATGGTTCCAAATTATGCTGGCGGGGGATCTGCCATCTTTAATCGCGACATGATAGGGGCGGCAGGGATGCCGCGTGGCGCTCGCTCAATTACAGGTGCTAGCGGATATATACCGAATTTCCAGAGGGGACTTAAAAAAGATCAGGCTGGCTTCGAACATTCTTTTAGAAATGCGAGCATATCCAACTTAGATAAGACTATTGCCAACAGTAAGAATGCTGCCGCCGTTGCCGCAGCCAAGGCTGTCAAGGACAAGAGACAGGGTAAGAAGGCTGGGGTCATAAGCTTTAATGCCAAAGACTATGGGGTCGCTGCGATGTTTGCTGGCAAGGGTTCCGCAGTTAGGTCGGTTAACCAACAACTAGACACGCTCATAAAGTCGGGGGGAGAAGCGGCGCTCAGGGCGAGTCAGCTAAAAAAGATGGGCGCGACAGCTATTAATTATTCTGGCGTTCAAGTGCAAGACTTGGAGTCCATGAAAAACCGCAAGCGCGGGAAAATTAATGAACCGAGTAACCGAAGGGCGCTGTCGCGTTTTTTCCTTAAGCCTCTTCAGCGTTATGGTAACTTTATGACCGATACCATATTTGATGGTAACGAATTAGCTCAAATTCAAAATCAAAACAGAAAATTTGTTAGCGGTCCAGATATTTTTTCGAGTTCAGTAGAGGGTGGTCTTTTCGAGGCTGCAATTAGGCTTGTCACTAAAGGCGCGAAAGCCAGTAGGGCTTTTAAATCCCATAGCGATTCCCAAGCTGCATTTGATTTTGAGGAGACATCACCTCCACAACAGGGCTTTAAAGACGCTTTTGGTTTTGGCAGAAATCTTAGGAGGGCTGACGCAAAGAGAACTGCGGACGCAGACTCAGTAAGAACACTTATAAGCAAGACTTTAAGAACTGATGACGGGTTTCAAGCTATGAAATCCGCCGCAAGGAGACAGGGCTTCAAGGGTGCTGCTTCTGGTTATATTCCAAATTTCGCTTCACCGCTTCAAGATGCCATTGCAAGAGAAATGTCTGCTGGCATACCAATTAATCAAGTAAGGATCAATCAAGATGGTGGTCTTCGTAATGCTGGAAACCCAATGGGTCTGGCGGTGACTAATATTCGGGATGAGCCTACGGGGGCTATTCCAAGGGGAGCGGGGGGTTTTGTTCCAAATTATAATATTGGTATGGGGCTGCGCCCCCCAGCGGCTGCTGCTGGTGGTGCTGGCCCTCAGAGTTTGGGGGCAAGAGCCTTAGACAAAAGCCTGAAGGGTTTGTCGGCATCAGTAAGAGCAACAGGTAAGGGCATTGTCGCCTTGGGTGGCTCGGCGGGACTGGGAATTGAAAAGCTTTTTGCTCTTCAGATTGGCATGACCGCTCTAACAGGCATGACTTCCGAAGCGGAGAGTGGTATGGGTAAATTTGCTCACGGTTTGAGTAGCGCGTTAAACGCGGTCGTTATGACCAGTTTTGCAATGCAAGGTCTTCAGGGTTTTGCGAAAGAGGGGAGTGCGGCGGCTGGTGTACTGGGTAAGTTGGGTGTAGCAGCCGTTGGAGCAACTGTAGCGTTTCAGGTTTTTAAGGGCTTAAAGTCTATATTTAATGAGGTCACAGGAGTAAATAAGTCTGCTAACGTGCAGATAGCATTATTGGCGGATGCCGCCAAAGATGCAAGCTTAAGTCTTGCAGGCTTAACCGCTGTGCAACAAAATGAGCTAAAGGAGGAGGCTAAGGAAATTTTTGAGGCGAGGGGCGGCGAAGGTAGATTTAAGTTCAGGGGTTTTCAAGGAGACGACGAAGAGATTGAGCAACGATTTGGAGAAGCTATTGCTTTCGCTCGGCAAGGCGGCACGGGTAGGGCAGAGATAAATAGGCTCATAACAGAAATGTTTGAGATCACATCGGGCACCAGAATAATAGTGGATGAGTTTGAGGGGATCATAGACGCGAGTACAGTTACCAATGAGGTAATTGAAAGAACTTTAGCTAAAATACTAGACTCAGGAAGGGATACCGCAGAGCGAATTGACAGAATTCTTAGTGGCGTTGGCGAACGGGAGCGTGGAATTTTAGGCAGGCCACGACCAGATCAATCCACGCCAACAATCTTTGGTTTACCCGTTCTGTCACCACAACAGATTGGTGGGGAGCTACAAAGAAGGGCTGTACGGGATGAATTGAAAAAGGAGCTAATGCTTAGGGCCAAGATAGATGACGTAACCGCAGAGCAGAAAGTTAGGGAATTCGAGATGGCTCAGGTTATTGCTGAAAAAAATAACAATCTGGAAAAGGAAGCTAATGTTAGACGCATGGCCGCGAATGAAGCCAAGCAGATCTTGGACATTGAAATTAAAATGGCTCAAATTCAAGTCGAAAACAAAGCGGCCATTAAGGATGTGCAAGACCAAAGAAAAATCATCATGGGTCTTTCAGATGCCGAAATCGCGAATATGCGAGAACAAAAGGGGCTGCGTGATATTGAAGTAGCTGCACATAAAAATATTCTCAGCTTAATAAAGGATGAGGTTGGAAACATAGAAGAATTAACACTTGAGCAAAGAGAACAGCAAATAGTAGCACAAGCACTGGCTGGTCTTGATAGGAAACAGCTTCAAGATAAGGAGGCAATCAAATCCGTCTTGATTAACACTATTGATCTTCAAGGCAAGGAGGGTGATGCTTTAAGAATAGCAGAAGCATTAGCAAATGGAAAATTAGATGCGGTCTTTAGAGAGATGGAGTTAAGAAAGCGTGGTCTTGTCGATTTGGAAAAAGAACGAAGGGAAAACGAACAAATTACCAGAAGTATTAAAGAGCGTTTGGAGTTCGCTAAACTTGCGGCGGGGGGCCAGAGATTTGAGACTGAACTGGGCACTCGCCAGAGAAGGACTGAGTTAGGTCTCCAACGAGAGAGAATTCAGGAAAGCACTATGAGGGACGCCCAAAAGAATCGAGCCCTAGCGGAAATAGCCAATGAACTTGCCGAACTTGATTTGACTGATGCCAAGGCTCAAGCCATTGAAAAAACCACGACGAGCGTAGAGGAGCTTATTTCAAAAATCCCCAGTCTTGAATCTGCTCTTAGACCCTTGTTGAATATGCTTGCTGACCCCGTTCAAGGTGGAACTGGAGCGCAGATTTCTGAAGTGGGAGAGGGAGTAAGGAAAGCTGTCGCTGCGAGCGGTGGAGTTGGGGCGCAATTTATGAGTCCCATTGTTCAGGAAGTCGTCGGGGTTGGGTTGTCTTCTGAAATGAAACTGGCGGCTGCTGCAACTGCTCAAGAAACAGAGGAAACGGGTAAATTGACTCAGGCGAAGGAGGCCGAGACAAAAGCCACAAATGACCAAAGAACTACATTGGCAGGCGTTAATAAAGCTCTTATTAGTTTAAGAAGAAATTTAATCGGTGCTACTGACGCTGGCTCCATAGTCTCAGCAATCAGGGACGAACAAAAAGAATTAAGAACTGGCGCAAGAGGAGTAACTGACATTAGCGAATCTGGCATAGAGTTTGATTTCGCTAAACAGAAAATACTTGATCAACAATTTTTAGCTCAGACACAAGCCGAATCCAATCAACTCGGTAGGCAGTTGGACTTCTTAGATCGAATGAGAGACGTTAAGGCGGCGATGTTGAGGGGTGACATCAATCGTGAGGAAGCTGCTCGGAAAATTTTACAAATTGAAAAGGAAAGGTTGGCTGTAAACAGCACCCTTGCCAACAGATGGAAGGATACTTTTGACACTAGTGCTGCCGAAAGACAAAGACAAATAACCAACGCTTGGGTTTCAGGTGCAAAACAATTTGCAGATGCCATTGGCAACGGTTTGGTGGATGCCATTGCGAAGGGTGAATCGTTAGGCGATTCGCTTCGTAATGCCGCTGCAAGTTTTGCAGATATGATGGCGCGAGCCTACATGCAACAGGCGGCAAATCGAATAGTTGGTAATGTTGGTGGCGGCATGATAAGTGGCGGTGGCGGTGGAGGCGGCATTGGCGGCGGCGGCATTTTGAGGGGCATTGGTAATTTCATTGGCGGGCTTTTCCAAAGCGGTGGAATGGTTAGGGGTGGCTCTGGAACCAAAGATGATGTGCCTGCCGTCTTGACGGGTGGCGAATTTGTAATGAGGAGAGGTGCCGTTAGCAAATACGGCGCTCCTTTTATGGAGGCTTTAAACGCAGGAGCGGTTACAGGCTTTCAGTATGGCGGAAGAGTTCAGAGGGGTAATAATTTATTTACTCCAAGTAAGAGCCGTGGATCAATAGTTGGGTCTAGTAATTTACTAAGATTTGCAACTCAGGGCTTCACTAGTGGCGCCTCAGATGTAATTGTTGGAGGCTCTGGTGTGGCGGGTATTGGCTTGGAAGCTGAAAGTGTCCGCTTAACAAATCGTGGCAGAATGCTTGGTCCTCGTGCTGAGAGATTAAGGGAATCCAAACAAACCGCTTTTGGTTTAGTTGGTGAGCAGGAGGGCATAATGGCCAATTATAGGGAAAAGCTTTTACAGCAAAAACTTGCCAAAAAAGAAGAAAAGAAAAGGAAGAAGGAGCAGGAAGCTCAAGAAAAATATCAGAGAGAATTAGAAAAATTTCGAAGAGCAGAACAAAGAAGACAGGAGAAACGCTCTATGTGGACTAGTCTGGCTATAATTGCGGGCGGCGCTCTTTTAGGTGGAGGATTTGGTGGTTACTCAAGTCAAGTTGGTGCCGCATATGGAGGAACCGCAAACATGACCGTTGCAGGAAGCATGGCGGATAGAAGCTTCGCTAACACAGGTGGTGGACTTTTTCCCCGTGCCGCAGGGGGATATGTTCCCCGTGCCGCAGGTGTAGATACGGTTCCATCAATGTTGTCGGGTGGCGAATTTGTGATGAATGCTGGAGCCACACAGCGTTTGGGTTCAGCTAATCTAAATGCTCTGAATTCAGGCGGGGGCTCTTTAGGAGGCTCTCCAGATATAGTCGCTAAGCTAGATGAACTTATTACCGTAACCAGCGAGGGTCATGGAGACATAAATATTGTGGTTAACTCAGATGGAGGTGGGCAAGTGCAAGGGGGAGCCGCTCCAGAAGCTGCGGCCTCAGCCCAGCGCCAATTAGCTGAATCGCTCAAACAAGCGGTGGTGAAAGAGATTGAAAACCAGAAAAGACTTGGGGGCGCCCTTAGAAGAAGATAATGTTTGGAGCGCGTTTAAATTATGAGTCCAGATTTTTTGTCACTGGGCAGGAATTGTCTGGCATTGACTCTATTGACATAGGATACGCTAACGCCACGAATATTTTGCAGCCACTTGGCTTTCCGACGGGCTTAACAGTCGTTGCTGGCCCGACAGAAGAATCTTTGTCGCTCTCTAGGTATCTTGTTTATGACGATCCCATTCTTGCTTTTACGGGTGACTCATGCATGTCGGGTAGTATTAATTATCAAGGAAAAGCCTATGGTTTTGATAGTGGTTACCTAAATAATTATTCCGTCAATTGCGCCGTGGGCAACATTCCGAGGGTCAATGCTAGTTTTTTAGTTTATGATGAAATGAGGACTGGGGATGGTGCTGACGCCTCAGGCGCCATAGCCGCGCCAACACTTCACATACCCAATCAAGGTTCCATCACTGTCACTTGCGATAATTCAACAACCAACAGAGTTGTTGGTTTTGATTATTCAATTACCTGCAATCGCAAGCCTTATTACACAATAGGTTCTGAAAAGGCGGCTGATGTAAAATTGATACCGCCGCTGATCTATAATGCTACGGTTCAATTGGACGTTGATGACGCCTTCATGGAAAGTGGATTTAGTTTCTTGGGAACAGGTAAAGAGCAAAGAGGCGTTTCATTTACCATCAATGGTCGCGATGGAACTGCTCTGCAATCTCTTACTGTCCCTCAAGCCTGTTTAACATCTGAGCAGTTAAATGCTTCGGCGGATGGCGCATTAAGATTAACTCTAACTTATATGGGACACTCATGAGCGAAGATTTATTTTACAACAGAGACAGAAATATATCAGGTGTTTCTACGCCCACTGAATTAACGTCACTAAACCTTACGCCTTCTTATGGCTCACAGGTGCAATTCAGCGCCAATAATGGTGAATACGTTACAGATAATTTTTATACCAATAGGATTCCCTTATCTTTAAATAGCTTATCTGCCTCCTTTAGGGTTAGGTATCAAGTTAATGAAGTGAATGGTAGGAGGTTAGCTAATTTCTTTGAAAGCAAATCTGGAAATCGCAGTTTTGAATTCAACCCCGACAGTTCCAGAATTTATAAAAATGTATCAGGTTTTTGCAATTCATACCTGATCAATTTTACAAACAATCAGCATTATGATGTCGCGGCAGAAGTGTCCTGTGATACGGGGCCAACTCTCTTAAAATGGTCGGGTGGGTGTTATGTTAATACGGGTGTTCGTAAATGGCATGTAGGAGAACAATATCATAAGTATGATATTATTTATACTGGCATAAACCCACAAAACAAGCTGGATAACTTTTATTATGCGACTGCTACCCATACAGCGTCGAGTCCTGAAGCGGATGGCCCTTCAGGAACTAGCCCTCAATGGACACAAGACTTCTTTTTTAACCCAGATATAGGATTAAGTACGCAAGTGGACATAAAAGTGGACAAATTAAATTATGAGAATTCAGTCACAGAAAGACTAAAAACAAGTCAGAATGCCGCATCCATGTCGTTTAGTTATACATTTAAAGATTTACCAGAAAGACAGACCAAGGCAATGTTGCACTTTTTAGAAAACAAAGGTGGCTATAGAAGGTTTAAAGTTGGCATAACGGGAACAGCGGGTGTTTTGCCTATTTATAATAGATCTAAAGTTTGTCATTCTCCTAGCTGGTCTCATACTTGGAAATATTTTGATTCGAATGACCTTCAGGTGACATTAATTGAAGACCCAATGGGTGTAATTCCAACAGGAACATAACAATGCCTCGTAACAGGAATATAATAAAAAGCAATAATACTGCTGTGGCCGTGCAAAATGGTGGTGGAAACGCCTTTTCGACAATCGATCTGGATTTAAACTTATTCACCACGGTTCAGGATGGCAACTACAACGTATCATTCGAGCGCTCACCCTTGAAACAAGTGGGGAGTCAGCTTTACACCACTCAAGATCTTGTTAGGCAACCAGATGTAGAGTTGGCGCTTTCATATTACCCTGAGCCCAGCATGTCAAATGAGAACTTTGGTGGCCTATTAAAGACTTATCCAACGGCTGACTCCATACAGGCACTTTCGGGCGTAACGGATTTTTCCACCAATTTTTTTGTTTTAACTGCACCCTACCAAGGCGATGATGCTTTAGAAAAGATAGCGTTCGATGAGGCGAGTAATGATCTCAGTGATTGGGATGCAACGGTCTTTGGAAATTGTTATTTAACAAGTTATCAATTAACTTATGCTGCGCGACAATTGCCAGTTGCATCGATGGGATTTGTTTGCTCAAATATGCAATTTGAAACCTTAACTGGAACCACAATGGAGTCGCCCGCAGTCAATCTGGAAAACGGAAACGCTACTGGCGGTAAGTGTTTGTTTCAATTTGATAACGCCATACGAGATCCCGTGATTGTAAACCCTAATTCTACGGGTAGCAGTGTAACTTTACAAAATTTACAGGTTGGTGGTCAGCGGCTTGTTGACAAACACCTTATTCAATCAGTGGATATGTCGATAACCATGGATAGAGCATCCATGTATGGCCTTGGTAATAATTTTGCTTATGATAGAAAGCTGGAGCTTCCAGCAAGGGGAAGCTTTAATGTTTCCTCTCTTGTATCGGGTGTCAGTCAAACTACTGGCTCTGTCACGGGTTTATTAACAGGGGATTCCTCTTATGACTTCGAATTGGTTTTAGAAGGAAGCGGTAAGAGCATGAGATATTCCATTGAGGGTGCTAAGCTAAATTCAATTAGTTATGGAATGCCAATCGGCAGCTTCATGACTTATGATGCGAGTTTTAATTTTGAGGTTACCGAATCTTACGGTTTACGAGTAAGAGGTACAGCTTATTAGTCATAATCAACCTTTACGTTTTTACTCTCGTAGGTTTTTTTCATCTCAGCCATGTGTTTGGCGCCATTTCGTTTTTCAGAATAATTTTTGAAGTATTTTTGCTTCACTGGATCTATTCCACCATTGGCAGCAGCCCTCTTTTCGCTGAGTTCACTAGAGTAATCCATCATATCTCCATAGGTGCCCTTTTTGTTGTATGTGGAGTCTATAAACTGTTGATTACTAAATGGATCTATATTGGCATCCACTGAGGCATTCGGCGCCAAGAATACTCTGTCCCACGTTACCCCATCTTTCTCATAAACGTGTTCGTCATTCATACCCTGAAAAACTTCTTCGTATTCTTCTCTCTCTGGGTGCTTGTAAACGTAAATAGGCATAATGCATTATAAAAAAAAGAGAGGGTATTTCTACCCCCTCTTTCAGTATGTCGCCGCAGGATCTCACTACAGGATTAATGGCCGTTATAGAGGATGCCACCAACCCATTCCTTGAGCGTCACTTGATCTGTATTTCCCTACCCTCGGAAACGGTCCTCTTGGGCAGTGTTAATTTTAAAAGCCCGTACTTTAAGTCGGCTGTGATGTGATCTACAGAAACAAGGTTATTTAAATACAGTTTAAATTCCTTTTCTCGGTCCTTGTTTTTTGCTGTCACCGTCAAAATGTCATCAGTGACATTGATTACCATATCTTTCTTGGAAAACCCTGGAAGCTCAATCTCTGAAGTGTAAACATCTCCCGATTCCTTCACGCAAGACCTTTTACTTGGGGTGATCCTATGAATGTCGTTAAACAGTGTGTTAATTAGTGTGTTCATACTTTATTATATGATGTAACGCGATAAGTTTCAAGCGGTATTTATTTGTGACAAAAGTGTATCGACTGTGTTAGAGTATGTAAACTTGTTTCGAAGTTCCAGTCCTTCCGTATTTATTTGGCCAGCCCTACCAGCCCCTTCTTCCATCATCCAAATAACTTCTTCTTCCTCCCAAGTGTAAAAAGTGCCCTGATTAAATGGGGTATCCTTATTAAAGAAAACCCCGTCTTCAGCAGGCATTTGTCCTCGTGCAGGAATTAAAATAGCATTTTTTTCTGTCGCCCAATCTTTATGGGAGGTCTCATTTAAAACCAAGCTCCATTTACCTAAACAGGTCGCGTTAAAAGCAGGTAAGTTCCATCCCTCGCCACCTGACAGTCCAGTTAGGTCTACATCAATTGCATTTAGGAATTCATTAACCTCCTTGTTGGTCTTTAAATATGGTAGAAAATTAATGTTAGTGTAATTTTTACCCTGACAAACCCCACTTAGAATACGATTCATGTCCTCGGGCTTAAAGAACGGGTTATTGATACAACACGACAACTGATACTTATTATTGTTCCCGTATTTTTTTAACCAAGCCTTAATAATTCGATCAGTGTGCTTCCTATTTTCGAATTTACCCATCAAACCAAAATGAACAGTGTCCTTTAGGTAAGTCTTGTTGGTTTGATAAAAATCTTCATCAAAGCCCAGAGGTACAAATTCAGCTTTCGTTGCACCTAGATTTGCGAAATTGTTTTTTGCGTAAGATGAACTAAAAAAAGTTTTATCTTGAGCTTCACAAATCTTTAATTCGATGTCTGTCGGTTTATTACATTCGTAAAATGTCAGAAGGTATTGGTCTTTATTTTTTCTATTTTCACTACCATTTAGGTGCCAAATCTTCAAACAGGGTATTTCGGGCTTTAAGAAATCAAACCTTTTATTGATGCCGTTTTCAATATATTTACCCAAGTCAGGCGCGACAGAATAAGCGGATAAGTCGGTATTCCCCACGGGAAATATACCTAATTCAACGTCTCTCTTAAAGAGTTCTCGGACAATGTTATAGGTAACATTGCCGAGACTCAATGAGTTGAATGGGGCGTCAATCAGTAATTTCATTAAAATGGGACTTCTTCCGCTACTGGAGTGTTTGACTCAGAAGAATCGTCGTCGGATTTTTTCCCACTACCTATGAACTGAAGATCCTTACCCCTGATGTAATATTTCGTAAATGTCTTACCTTCTTTTTCCCACGATGACATGCATAGTTCGCCTTGCACAATAAATTCGCGACCCTTGGTAAGATACTGTTCTGCAATTTCTGCCGTTTTGTCCCAATACTCGCAATCAAGAAAGCATTTTGTTTTTGCGTTTGCGGAAGAGATTCCAACTCGAAGGTTGGCAACCTTTTTTCCACTCGGTGTTGTCTTTACTTCTGGATCTTTAACCAAATAAGCTGCTGCGGTGATTGAGTTATACATATTTTTCTTGTGTCTTCAGTTTATTAATGAATCTATTGTGAATATTGATACAACCCTGAATGCTCATTTCTAATTCTTTAGCAATGATTCTCCAAGGAGTGAGCTTATTATCCATGCCATTGTAACGCATGTCAATTATTTTTTTCACTCTTAGGTCTTTTTCTCTTTCGAGGCTATTCTCAAGCAAGGAAAAAGCCTCATCTTTAGTTATATCACCCAAGAAACTCTCGCACGATGGCTCGATGTAGTTTTTTTCATCATTTATCAAAAATTCCTTACTTCTTTTTTTCTTATTCAAAAGGTTTAGGCATTTCCATTTAGTTTGGTTCGCCAAATGAGTGGAAAATTTTGTTTTCTTAGTCGGATCGTAACTCATGGCTGAGGAATATATCGTTGATTCCCTCTCTTCCATTAAAAAGTTCTTATCAAGGACATACTGAGGGCTGGACATAAATTGATTTAGCATGGTGTGGTAAATCCCTGAATGCCTGTCTATAAGCTCCAGAAGACTTTCCTCATCATTGTCCTCCTTGATTTTGTAAATAAGTGTTAGATCACTCTGCATCCATAATATTAGTTTCGGTTCTAGCTTTTTCAAAAAAATCTCGCTGATTTTTTATTTCCATCTTTTACGCAAAATCGCTTAATTATTATAATATAATTGTAAAACGTTTACGGTAAAGACGAACGTTTACGGTAAAGTAAAACGTTAACTGTAAAGAAACGTTCTTTAACCGTTTCACGGTTAATTATAACGCCGTGATTCCGTTTGTCAAATTAAATTTTTGGGAAATTTTTTCTATTGACGAGAGACGTATTTGAGGGCACAAGTGTAATTTCCTTTAGTCATGATTTTTGAAGAACAACTAGCGCGAAAGCCCAACCATTATCCATGGGCACAAGATTTTATAGAGGCAATGCACAACGGTTTTTGGACCGACAAAGAATTCAGTTTTAGTAGTGATATTCAGGATTTTAACGTTAATTTAAACGGAACCGAAAAAGAGATGATTATCCGCACTCTTTCTGCAATTGGCCAGATTGAGGTGGCGGTAAAAAAATTCTGGAGCAAACTTGGAGACAACCTTCCCCATCCCAGCTTAACGGACTTGGGTTACGTTATGGCCAATACAGAGGTCATTCACAATAATGCGTACGAGCGCTTATTGACGGTTCTGGGGCTTGAAGACGTTTTCGAAGAGAACCTTAAGCTAGACTTTATTGAAGGCCGTGTGCGCTATCTGAGGAAGTATAACCATAAATTCTACAAGGACTCGAAGAAGCAATATGTCTATGCTCTTATTTTGTTTACCCTCTTCGTGGAAAACGTTTCCTTATTTAGCCAGTTTTATGTTATCAATTGGTTTAATCGCTTTCGCAACGTTCTTAAAGATACAGGACAACAGGTAAAATATACCCGCAACGAAGAAAATATTCACGCTTTAGCGGGAATCAAAATCATAAACACTATACGAAGCGAGCACCCTGAGCTTTTTGACGAGGAATTGCAGGAAAGGGTTGCCTCTGAATCTGAAGCGGCACTGATAGCAGAAAGTAACATTGTCGATTGGATGGTTAACGGCTTCAATGAAAAAGGTTTAAATGCAGATATTTTGAAGGAATTTATTAAAAATAGAATCAACGATTCTTTGGAGAAAATTGGTTTTGCGCCAGTATTTAATGTTGACACTTCTTTGCTGGAAGATACAATGTGGTTTGAGGAGGAATTAATGGGCAATAATGCCACTGATTTCTTTCATTCTCGCCCAGTAGAATATTCAAAAAATTCACAAACATTTGACGCTGACGACCTCTTTTAATGAAAAAATATAAATGGCTCAACAAAGACTCTAGGGCATTCCTAAAAAGGGGTTATTTACAAGATGGAGAATCTGCCGAACAGCGTGTGGCTGATATTGCAAAAGCTGCGGAAAAGCACCTTAAGATAAAAGGTTTTGCTGAAAAATTTGAAGATTACGCTGCGAGGGGCTTTTATTCTTTAGCTAGTCCAGTTTGGGCAAACTTTGGGCGAAAGCGAGGATTACCTGTATCATGCAATGGTGTTTTCATTGAAGATCGCATGGATGCCATTTTAGACAAACAGGCTGAGGTCGGAATGCAGACCAAACATGGCGCGGGAACCTCGGCCTATTTTGGTGATTTAAGAGGGCGCGGCGAACCAATTAATTCTGGCGGCACATCCAGCGGCTCTGTGCATTTCATGGAGCTTTTCGATAAAGTATCTTCTGTTGTTTCTCAAAGTAACGTAAGGAGAGGTTCCTTTGCCGCATATTTGCCAATTGATCATCCCGACATCAAGGAATTCTTAAGGATAAGGGGTGAAGGAAACCCTATTCAAGAGATGTCTTTTGGTGTTTGTATTGATGATGAGTGGATGAGATCATTGATGGGCGGTGATCGCCAAAAAAGATCCACATGGGCCGCACTTATACGCAAACGCTTCGAAACAGGATACCCCTATATTTTCTTTACTGATAGTGCTAATGAAAATGCTCCCAAGGCTTACAAGGATAAAAACCTAAAAATTTCTGCGTCTAATTTGTGTAGCGAAATATCCCTGCACTCTTCCGAAGAAGAGTCGTTTGTCTGCTGCTTGTCCTCTTTAAATTTGGTTAAATGGGAGGAAATAGTAGAAACAGATGCAGTAGAAACGCTGGTTTATTTTTTGGATGCAGTAATGGAAGAGTATATCCAGAAGACCGAACACATTCCGTTTATGAAGCCGTCGCATGAGTTTGCAAAACGACAACGCGCCTTAGGCGTTGGTGTTCTGGGTTGGCATTCCCTGCTTCAGCAGCAGATGATTCCATTTGAAGGAATGAAGGCTCATGCTCTTAATATCGAAATTCATAAAACCATAAGAGATAGAGCGGATAAAGCCACGGAGAATCTAAGCGTGTTACTTGGAGAACCTGAGCACCTCAAGGGTTATGGTAGGCGCAATATGACCACAATGGCAATCGCGCCCACCACATCAAGTTCCTTTATATTAGGTCAGGTATCACCGTCTATTGAGCCTCTTAATAGTAATTATTTCACAAAAGACTTGGCAAAAGGTAAGTTTACTTACAAAAACCCTTACCTAGAGACGCTATTGGAAGAAAAAAATAAAAATACCATTAGCACATGGAAGTCAATTCTGTTAAAGGGTGGTTCAGTTCAGCATTTAACGTTTTTAACCGATGAAGAGAAGGCTGTATTTAAAACTTTCGGGGAAATCTCACAAAAAGAAATTGTGATTCAGGCATCGCAACGCCAAAGGTTTATTGATCAAGGGCAAAGTCTCAACCTTATGATTTCGCCAAAATGTCCACCCAAAGAAGTTAGCGAGTTACTTATTTTTGGCTGGGAACAAGGTATTAAAAGCTTTTATTATCAGCGCAGTGCAAATCCAAGCCAAGAATTAGCTCGATCAATCCTTTCTTGTGCGGCGTGTGAGGGTTGAAGTGTAATAAATTTAAATGAAGCCAAGCTTTTCACAGAAAATATTCAAATGCCTCAAAGAGAAGGTAGAGAAGCATAATGAAAAGCATTCTAAACCTGTATCCCTAGAGCAGGTTATCAGGGTATATAAACGCGGAGAGAGGCTTACTGAGCATTTTTGGCAACCACGGCTTACAACAGCGCAATTGGCCATGGCTAGGGTTAATCTTTTTTTAAAATTGGCCGCAGAGCGAATAGTTGATGATTTTTATGCGGCGCAAGATCAGGATATTCTGATAGCCTCACATCGCAGCCATGAACAAGAGATGATGGAGCCATTCTGTAATTTTAAAGATTTAGATTATGTTTCTGCGAGGTGTGATTTACTCTTGGCGCACATTTCCGATAAAGATGGCAACCAAATATTCAAGGCTCCACCACTTGAAGAATAGCCCTGTTTTTATATAATCATGCTAAAAGCATGAAATGAGGTTTTTATTCGTATCAGATTTTACATTAGAGCAAAGATCGGGTGGCGCTCAGGTTAGTAATGACCTGATCATAAAAAGAGGACGCGAGTTGGGCCATGAAATCATTGAGCATGACTACACTTCTTCTCCTGTGGATTTTTTATCTTATTACGACTCAATTATTAGCTCTAATCTTGAGGTTATAAGTAGGTCGGCGCCTATCAAACTAGATTTCATAACAAAACATGGAAACCATATACGGCTGGAGCACGATTCTTGCTCCTATTTAAACGCAGAAGTTAGGCGGTCACTGTTCGAATCATCCAACCTTAACTTTTTTCTTTCGGATTTCCACATTGGGTTTTTTCGTGAAAGGTATGGAAATTACTTTGAGAATGTTGAAATCGTTTATGACCCTATTGACACTGGACTCTTTTGCGATGATAGCTCAGAAAAGATTTATGATGTGGTTTATTGTGGGTATTTGCACGAACTTAAGGGTTTAAAAAACTTACTACATTTCGCCTCCTCAAATCCAAATAGGGAAATATCAGTTTTTGGCTGGTGTGATTTTAAACCCGAATCAGCTTTTTCTGCTTTGGATAATATCTCCTTCCACGGAGAAAGGACTCACGAAGAAATTGCAAAGATATTTAAGCAAAGTTTAGCTGTATATCACAGCCCAATAGTTAATGAACCCTTTTGCCGCATGGTTGGTGAGGCTCTTTTGTGCGGCGTTCGCGAGGTTATAGGCTCAACAGAGAAGATAGGCTCTTATTTAGAGTTTCAAAAACATGGTATCGAAAAGTTTAGCCAAGACTGTTCAAATGCTCCTGATGTATTTTGGCAAAAAGTACAGGAATCACTCAAATGAAAATAATTTTAGCGATTAATAAAACACTCAGCCGCAATCAAACCGAGTGTTTAGATGGCGGTTATTATAATTTCTATATTCCTCTTTTGGAGTTGGGCCACGAAGTTTTATTATACGATACTGTCAGAGGTGCAGAAAAAAGCTTCAATGAGCTTGTGGAAACCTTTAACCCCGATTTAATTTTTTGTTGTATTACTGGCAATAAAGAGGTCACCCCGTACGAACCATTTGAAGAAATAAAGCATATAACTAAAAACACAAAAATAAAAACATTCAATTGGTTTTGCGATGACACTTGGAGATTCGACGATTTTAGCAGTAAAGTTTGCAAACACTTCACTCATTGTTCGACGCCCGAAGAAAAATATTTAGATAGATATAAGGACATAGGATATGAAAATATTTTATTGGGGAATTGGCACTGCAACGCTGATTTGCGATTTCCTTATAATAAATCCGTCGATGTCGGCTTTTGTGGGGGTATCACTCAGGCACGAGCGAGCGTTTTCAATTCTCTTATAAGCGGTGGGGTCAATTTAAAATGTTTTTATGGACTGTCTTATGAGGATATTTTTAAAGCTTACGCCTCCTCTAGGATAGGTATTAACCTTACTGTTAATGATAATGACCCCTCGAAAAAGCAGCAGATGAAGCTGCGTATCTTTGAGATTGTCGCATCGGGAACTTTCCTGCTAACAGAAAATGTGGAAGGTTTGGAAAAGTATTTTGAAATTGGAAAGGAAATAGAAACCTTTACAACACCCCAAGAGGCGCAGGAAAAAATAACACACTATCTTCAAAATGAAGAGGCTAGGGAAAAAATAGCTGCCGCTGGCCACAGACGCTTTTTGACAGATCACCGTTCAAGTGTTAGATTAACTGAGGTTTTGGAACAAATAAAATAAATGACAATATACATACAGAAACATGGAAGCCACGCTGGCTACTGGATATACAGTGGATATGCACACGCATGGATTTATCATGGCTTTCAGGTGAAATTTTTTGAATCCTTTGAGGAGGTTGACACAAAACAGCCCTATGCCCTGATGATAACCGATTCTTGGCTTAATAACGAGTATGAGGATTACATTAATGCCTTTGATTATCTTAAAAAGAGCGAATTTTGTATACTTTATGCATCTCCAAAAGGTTTTCCTGACCCCTGGGGCACCCATCCTAATTTTGTATGCCCGCTCAACGACGAATTTATCAAAAAACTTGACGATATTGATAACTTAGTTAAGTGGAATTTTTCAGAAACTGACAATGAATATTTTTCTCATTGGAAAGACATAAAAACCATCCCCCTTGCATTCGATAATATAAATTACGAATGTGCAAAAGATGACGAAAAGGAATATTTATATGATGTCTGTTTCATCGGCAGCGTAGCTAACAATGGCTTTAATGAAAAAATAGAAATCATAAAAGCTTGCTTAAATGCATTTGCCCACAGCGATTTAAATTGTGGGTTTTCTATCGGCCAAAATATTTCTCACGAAAAAGAAAACGAGGTTTTAATTAGGTCTAAAGTATGTTTAAATATTCACGATAAATATCAAAGGGTCTTAGGGTTGGATGCCAACGAAAGAACATTCAAGTCTTTAGGCGCCAATGGGTTATTGGTTAGCGATTCTACAACTCAAGTAAAAAACCTCTTTCCAGATGTATTTTGTTCTAATGAACCGCAGGAGCTTGTGGATGAGTGCAGCAGGCTCGTTTCTAAGGATGTGAAGGAATTAAATAAAATTAAAAAACAAAACAGGCAAACCATAGAGGATCAACATTCCTATATCAGAAGAGTCGAACAATTATTGACCTATGCGAATTAATATAATCATTCCAAATTACAACAAGGAACCTTTTGTCATAAAGTGCCTTGAGTCTTGCTTAAATCAGACTTATGAAAACTTAGGCGTCATTTTCATCGATAACGATAGTACTGATAATAGCTTGCAACTTGTTAAGGATTTTTCAAAAACGCACGACAGAGATTTTATCATAGATGTGGCAGAAAATATCTATCCCCGCTGTTGGGAGGAATGTATAGAAAAGGCTGAACAATATTTAGATGGGGAATATTACACAATTGTTGGTTCAGATGATTACCTTGATGAGAATTATATCGCTAATTTTTGCGAGTGGATAAAAGAGCAAGAGGAGGAGGTCTTAGCCGTTCATTCAGACTTACTTTGGGTTGAGGATGGTAAAGATTTCAATTATACAACCTACAAGTATAGCGACATAGACGATTTAAAATTGAAATTAGTTCAAGGGTGCGCCATAAACAGCCCAACAGTTTTTTATAGTAGGAAAATCACCGAGGATAAGAGCCTTAAGGCTAAACCAGAGGTATATAGCGGCGCAGCAGATTATGATTTTTATTGCCAATTGGTTGATAAGGGTATATTTATTCACAATATAGGCGACTGGATAGGCTATCATTACAACGTCAACAAATCTCAGGCAACGTGGGAGATGCATCTTGATCCTATTAATTATACAAATGTAATTATTAAAAAGTATAAGGACAAGTGGAAAATTTGACGCAAACATTAGATAGTGTAAGGGATTTTTTACGGAGCAAATCCCCCAAAAAATGGATAGCTGGCGAAGATTATGTACAATATGCGGGGCCAGTTTTTGACGAAGAAGAGATATTATCCGCTGTAGAAACACTGTTGGACGGCTGGCTCGTTTTGGGCAAGCGAGGTTTATCTTTCGAGAGGCAGTTTTGCAAGCTGTTGGGTAAGGATTATGGCGTATTGACTAATAGCGGAAGTAGTTCGAACCTAATAATGATGGAGGCCCTAAAATCCAAAAGATTATACGGACTCCCAAATGACACAAAAGTTATTACTCCTATAGCGGGATTTCCCACGACGCTAAATCCAATATTTCAGGTAGGGTTTAAGCCACTGTTTGTAGATATTGACATCGATACTCTTAATTTAAATTTAGAGCAAGTAGAAGAAAAGGCTAAAAAAGGCGCAAAAGTAATAACATTTGCACATGTTTTGGGCAATCCACCAAATATGGATCAGCTAATGCAGATAGTGAATGAGTATGATTTGATTTTACTTGAGGATTGTTGTGATGCGCTAGGTTCCAGCTACAGAGGGAACGATTTGGGTAGTTTTGGAGAATTTTCCACATGTTCTTTTTATCCAGCCCACCATATTACAATGGGAGAGGGTGGATTTGTCGCTTCAAAAACCTACAACCAGCAAATTGTCGCTAGAAGCTTAAGGGAATGGGGGCGCGGATGTTATTGCGTAGGGGAAAAGGCGGGTTTGTCTAAAACGGGGTGCTGCGGCAAAAGGTTTAGCAATTGGCTTCCAAGTTTACCAGATGAAGTTTTTGATCACAAATATGTCTATGACGAGATTGGCTATAATTTAAAACCTATTGAAATTCAAGCGGCTATCGGTTTGCAGCAACTGAAAAAATTACCTTCAATTATCACACGCAGAAAAGAAAACCATAAAAAACTTTATGATATTTTTGCGAAACATGAAGAGTATTTTATTTTGCCAGAGGCAACCGATGGGAGTGACCCTAGTTGGTTTGCTTTCGCCGTAACTCTTCGCGATGGCTGTAAATTCAAGAGAAATGAAATAGTGGACTTTTTTGAGTCGCATAAAATACAAACGCGCCCTTATTTTGCTGGAAATATCATGTTGCAACCCGCTTATCGCGGGATTGTCAACGCCGAGGATGTTGTTAAAAAGTATCCCAATGCTCGCAAAGTAACCACCGACACCATGTTTCTAGGAACCAGCCCAGTAATTACTGATGAACAAATTAGATATATTGAAGAAGTTTTATATAATTTCATTGGATGAAGATAGTTTATGTCACAGGGTGCTTGGGTTTTATTGGATCTCACATTACGCGACACTGCCTGAATAAGGGGTGGTATGTTAAGGGTGTTGATAAGCTTACTTATGCTGCCAACAGGGAGTTTCTAAACGAATTTCAAAAATTCGAAAATTTTTCATTCCTACAAGAGGATATCAATGATCTAAAGTTTTTATATGAATGTGACTATGTTATTAATACCGCAGCGGAAACTCATGTGGGAAACAGTATCATTAGTAGCGCTGATTTCATAAAATCAAACATTGATGGGGTCCATAATTTGCTAGAATTGATTAAGAATTATAGAATAGAAAACCTCAAAAAACCAACACTGTTACATCTTAGCACTGACGAAGTTTATGGAGATATTGCCAATGGAGATCACGGAGAGGAAGATCTTTTAAGGCCAAGTAACCCATATTCAGCGACTAAAGCTGCTGCCGACATGCTAATTTTAGCTTGGGCTCGCACTCACTCGATACCTTACCTTATTGTTAGACCCACGAACAACTACGGAATTGGTCAGTATGTAGAAAAATTAATTCCCAAGGCTTGTAAGTATTTAAAAATCAAGAAAAAAATACCCCTTCATAATGGGGGTGAACCCGTAAGGAATTGGTTACACGCCGATGATACCGCGAGTGCGATCACCACACTGATAGACAGTGGTTGTAAAAACGAAATATATAATATTTCTGGGCCTTTTGAGCAAAGTAATTATGAGACCTGCAAAAAAATCATTAAACTCTTCGACCCAAGTTTGAAAGTGGACGAGTGTTTAGATTTTTCCTATGATAGGGCAGGTCAAGATGTTCGATACGCTCTTAATGATTCCAAGCTACAGGGTATTGGCTGGTCCGCGTCAAAAAACTTTGATGAGGAATTACCAGCAATAGTTGACCACTATAAGCATAAATTTATCTGGTAATGAGAGCTTGTGATTACATAGCGACAGCATTGAGCAAAAGAGGCGTAAAGTATGTTTACGGCGTAATGGGCGGCGGTGCTGCGGGTTTAAATGATGGCTTCATTAAAAACAGCAATATACAATACATCGGCTTTCACCATGAGCAGGGGGCAAGTCATGCAGCTATAGGGGAAAGCAAGGTTACAAAAAAAATTGCAGTCGTTAATCCGACCACGGGTTGTGGTGGCACTAATTGCGTAACTTCGGTCTTGGATGCGTGGCAAGACAGTATACCAGTGGTATTCATATCGGGCAATGTGCGCTTAAGTCATACCAGTTCACACATCAATAGAATAAACAATACATCAATTAGAAAATTTGGAATACAGGAACACGATATCGTTTCTACAGTAAAATCAATTACAAAGTATTCAAAATTTGTAGAGACAGCGGAGGATGTTCCATACGAACTTGAACGTGCTATTCATGAGGCGACAAGCGGAAGAATGGGGCCAGTGTGGCTAGACATTCCCAGTGATGTTCAGCATGGTGACATACCCGAAACCCACAAAACCTTTACTCCTGGAATTGATAACGTTTTAAATAAAGGTTTAGACTATGTAGAGCAAAGCATTAACAATTATGACAGGCCGTTAGTCCTTGCGGGGTATGGTGTGGTTTTAAGCGATTCTAAAAACGACTTTAAAAAGTTTATCGAACAAAACAACGTACCTTTTGTTACTAGTTATTTAGGTATTGATATTCTTGGTTATGAACACCCACTAAACTTGGGAACTATAGGAATCAAGGGCAGTAGGGCGGGTAATTTTGCGATTCAAAATTGTGATTGCCTAATAGTGATGGGTTGCTCTCTCAACAGTTCGCATTTAGGCTATGATGAAAATTTGTTTTCTCCGAAGTCCCACAAAATAATCATTGACATAGATTCAGATGAACACGCAAAAAACAAAGTTAAGATAGACAAATTAATAAAAGCAGATTTGCGCGAATTTTTTAATCATGAAAGCTGAGTGGATTGATAGATGCAAGAGGTGGAAAAGTAAGTGGCCAATCTTCAAAGATTCGTTTATTGACGATTCGAACGGCGTTAATCTTTATAATTTTATTGAGATTTTAAATTCCGTAATAACAAAAAACGAAACAATAGTCAGTGATGCTGGATCGGCCATATATGTGCCCTGCCAGAATTTAAAATTAAAAGAGGGTCAAGACTTCATCATATCTGGGGCTCAAGCCGATATGGGTTTTGCATTGCCAGCTTCCATTGGTGTATACTTGGCGGATTCTACGAAAAATGTATTAGTTGTAACGGGCGACGGAAGCTTCAATACCAATATTCAGGAGTTAGCTGTGATTAGAAGCCTAAACGTACCAATAAAAATCTTTGTCTGGAACAATAATGGTTATTTGAGCATTAGAAATACACAAAGCAAGTTTTATGAGGGTCGCGTCTATGGGACAGACAAGGATACTGGGCTCTGGTTTCCAGAATTAGAATCAGTGGCAAAGACTTATGAATTTGACTTCGTAAAATTATCAACGAACGTGGAAGTGAGAGATAACTTACTTAAAATTATTAATAATAAAAACCCTATGATATGTGAGGTTATTTGCGACCCCAATCAAGATATTACACCAACCTTAATGCTAAAAGAGGACGAGGCAACGGGTGAAAAAATTCAGTGCGGTTTGGATGACATGTTTCCATTTTTGTCACAAGCAGAACTAGATAACGAAAAATACAATTAATTATGAAAAAAAATATTTTACAATTTAATAAAATGAAAGCCAAGGGGGAGCCAATAACGTGGGTAACCGCCTACAGTTATCCGTTTGCTGCTGCCGCAGAGAGGGCTGGAATCGAAATGATATTAGTTGGCGATTCAGGAGGTATGGTCGAGCTTGGCTACGAAACGACAAATCCTGTCACAATGGATGAAATGATTACATTCGCTAAGGCAGCAAGAAAGGGCGCCCCAAATACTTTTGTCGTTGGCGATATGCCTCAAAGTTCGTATGAAATTTCTGATGAGGAGGCGATCAAAAATGCGATGAGGTTTGTAAAAGAGGCGGGGGTGGACGCCGTTAAGCTTGAAGGTGGAGATAGAGTGGTTAGCAGAATAAAAGCTATTGTTGATGCGGGCATATTGGTTATAGGCCACCTTGGCTTAACCCCCCAAAGCACTGTTTCATTTGGCGGCTACAAGGTTCAGGGTAAGTCTGTCGAAAGCTTTGAAGAAATGGTGGATGATTGTCGCAGTATTAGCGATGCAGGGTGCTGCATGATATTACTAGAGGCTATTCCAAGTTCTGTCGGCGGTCAAATTTCAAAAGCGTTCGATATCCCAATCATGGGTATTGGAGCGGGAGATCTGGTAGATGGGCAGCTTTTGATCATGCACGATTTAACAGGGTTCTACACAGATTTTCGACCTTGGTTTGCAAAATGCTACATCCCGCAAGTTATTGAAAAATATGCGAATGAATTAAGCAATTATAAAGACATTAAAAAACACGGTATTGACACGAGGATGGACGGGCTGAATGTCCTTGTCGAGTATGCGCTCAGCGACTATCACCACGAGGTAAAGAACAAGGAGTATCCCCCCTCAGAGTATATTTATCCGATTAAAGATGAAGATTTGGAAAAGCTGAAAAATTCCAGATACTGGGTGGACTAGATTTAATGAAGAAGAGTATATTGATCACTGGCGCCAATGGCTATGTTGCGCGAGCGCTACAGAAGGGCCTGAGCGCTTATGACCTAACGACGATTCAGCGCACGGATTTTGACCTAACCGACCAAAAGGCCACCGAAGATTTCTTTAAAAATAAATTTTTCGATGTTGTCATTCATACGGCGATTAGGGGTGGTAGGAGATTACAGCAAGACGACAACGAAGTTTTTGATGGTAATGTTCAAATGTTTTTAAATTTATTAAAAAACAAAAATAGTTTTGGAAGATTCATAAATTTAGGTTCGGGCGCTGAGGTAAAAGAAACTTCCACTCCTTATGGATTTAGCAAGAGCGTTATTAGCAACAGGCTGTTAAGTGAACCTAATTTTCATAACGTGCGAATATACGGCATTTTTGACGCTAATGAACTGTCCACTAGGTTTATAAAAGCCAACATTACAAATTACCTCAATAAACAGCCAATGAAGGTCCTTCAAAACAAAAAAATGGATTTCTTCTACATGCCCGATTTAATTAAACTTATTGATTTTTTAGTGGCTGGTAAAAAGCCCTTGAAAGTAATTGAGTGCTGTTATGACGAAGCCTTTTCTTTATCGTGGATTGCAAATTTTATCAATACATTAGGCTCTCACAAGGTAGATATAAAATTAGCTAGCAGTGACACAGACGCCGATTATGTTGGGTCCAATTCTGCTGAAAATTTACCGATTGAATTTACAGGCTTAATCAAGGGAATTAGAGAAACTTTTAATATACTTAAAAACGAATGAAACTTTCTTATTCAGACATAATAGATTCGCGTAAGGGTGAGGCGGCAGTGGTTGTTGGTGCGGGGCCATCATTAAATAACAACAAAAAACAAATTATCGATGCTCAAAAAGATGGTTTGATAAAAATTTGCGTTAACGAGTGGTTTCGCCTTTTTGAAAACAACTCAAAGCCAGATTATTTAGTTTTGGCTAGTGGGCATCACACAGATTCCATCACCGCTCACGGACCTATCGCAAATGAGTTAAAGTTTCCTATTTTTTACGCTAATTCCACAGACGCGACCCCTCAGTCATGGGTGGAAGAGAATATGAAGGCGGATTGGTTCGGCTTTGATCAGCGGCATTGGCAAGGCAAAAATTGCCGTCATCTTATTGGTGAAATTGCCCACTGGATTGCTGAGGAATATCACAGACTAACGGGCGAATATCCACTACCAAATTCTATTAAGGAGGGCTCCACGGATGGATATCCCCTCTTTCCTATTGACATGCATTCGCTTAATGCGGTCACTGGGGGTTCCTCCAGCTTCTTCAGAGGTGCTACTTCGCCCAAGGCTGAGGAATTAAAAGAGATGATACAAAGGGCGCCCGAGGGCTTTTCATTACAGAATTTGAAAATGTATGGCAATAATGGAATAATGTGGGATGGGCGCTGGCCATATGGCGGATTATGTGAGGCTGTGCGGTGGGAGTTTGACGCTACCGCAGGATGGAGGGCGGTTCCAAGATTTCCATGCACTAAAGTGGGTGATGCTTCAACGTTAACGGTGCAGGAAACCCTGCAAAATACATCAGGATTTGATTGTCATTATAGCACGGGGGATACGGTAATAGTTCACGCTCTTGCATTTGCTATTTTGATGGGTTGTAATCCCATCTATGTAACAGGCATGGATTTGGATTATCGTGTGGGCTACGCTAGTTCTCAAGCAGCCCCACTCAATAACGATTGGCAAAGGTTTGCTAGGAATTTGATTAATGATTTGAAAATCCTTAATGAGAGCGCTATAATGAGGGGTATCGAAATCATCAATCTTCAAAAAGATGCTTGGTACGGCCAAATTAAACACGGAGAACTTAAATGAATAAAGAATGTCCCACCCATACATATGTAATCGCAGAAATAGGTATTAACCACAACGGTGATGTAGATATAGCGAAAGAACTTATCGAGCAAGCTTGCTCAGCGGGTTGCGATGCCGTTAAATTTCAAAAAAGAACCATTGATCTGGTTTACTCACAAGAAGAGTTAGATTCGCCACGGGAATCTCCATTTGGAACCACGACCAGACAGCAAAAAGAGGGTATAGAGTTGCACATTTCCGAATTGCAAACATTAGAAGATTACGCCTCAAGCCTTGGTCTTGACTTTATTGTTTCATGTTGGGATGGGAATAGCTTAGATGAGGTAAATAATAATCTTAATGTTCGTTACCACAAAATTGCGTCAGCAATGTTGACCGATGTCATGTTTTTGGAGAAAGTAAATAATACAGGCAAGCCTGTTATCCTCTCAGTGGGCATGTCTACTGATGAGGAAATAGACAAGGCTTTAAATTTACTGGATAACGTCGAATATATATTGGCTTGCACCAGCACTTATCCAACAAAAGCCGAAGAAGTAAACCTTCTTCACGTTTCTACGTTAAAAAATCAATTTGAAGACTTAGGCGTTGCGGTAAAAGTTGGTTTTTCAAATCATTACAACGGTGCAGATGCGTGTGTGGGCGCTGTCGCCTTAGGCGCCGAGTGTATTGAGTTTCACATAACACGAGACAGGACGATGTATGGTTCGGATCAACCTGCGTCTATTGAGGATGCCGCGTCTCTTGTTGCGGGTATTCGAAATATGGAGATGATGATTGGAGATGGAATTAAAAAAGTCTATGATTCCGAAAAACCTATAGCCGCTAAATTAAGGAAAAATTAAAACGATGAGAGTAACAAATATCGACACCCTTTCCGCGTATTTTGATAGATTAATAACAGAAAACATAAAGTTATTTTTTTTCAAAAAGGACCAAGAACAGGAAAAGGTTGATCATCAAAAAGAAGTAATTTCTGATATTAAAGGTAAAATCTCCACTCTAATTAAAGAGTGCTTAGATACTGGTAAATACGAATATCTTTCAGAAAAACGAACATTTAACGAAAACTCTATAGTAGAAAATTTAGAGGAATTAGTTTTTAATGATATTAATATAGGCGAATCGGATAGAGAAAGATTAAAACAAGTACAATCTGAGACTCCAAGCTTAGATAAGTTCATAGTTAATGAAAAGAGACTTCGTAAGGCTAATGAGGGAAGGGCGCGTAATAAAAATGAAATTGACAACCAATTTCAAAAAATAATCGAAGAGCCTCAGACATGAAGGTCTTAATAACAGGGGTGGCAGGGCTACTGGGCTCTAATTTTGCTAAATATTTACTATCCAAGGGTTACACCGTTATAGGAATTGACGACCTGTCAGGTGGTTATAGAGAGTCTGTGCATGATGAGGTGGATTTTCACCAAATAAACCTAAGTGATCATAAACGTTTGGAAGAATGTTTCCTTAAAACACAACCCGACTATGTTTATCATTTTGCTGCGTATGCAGCAGAGGGTTTAAGCCCATACATCAGGAGGCACAACTACACCAACAATCTGGTTTGCTCCGCTAATGTTATTAATGCTTGTGTTAATTTTAACGTAAAAAAACTCATATTCACGTCATCAATGGCGGTATACGGCAGAGGCAATCCACCATTTACTGAAGATCAGCGCCCTACACCTGAAGACCCGTATGGTGTTGCTAAATACGCCGTAGAGATGGACTTGAAGATGGCGCATAAGCAGTTTGGCTTAAATTATTCCATTGTGCGACCCCACAATGTCATAGGTGTGGGTCAAAACATTTGGGATCGCTATCGCAATGTTATTGGAATATGGATTCGAAAATGCATGAGTGGAGAACCGATTAGCATTTTTGGCGACGGAACTCAAGTTCGCGCTTTTTCTGATATTAAATTTTACATGAAACCCTTTGAAAAATTAATGAAAAATTATGAGGGTGAAATTTTTAATATTGGCGCTGATAAAGATTGGACTATAAATGATGCCGCAAATCTAGTGGCAGATGTGGCAAAAGACTGTGGGTATCAACCTTCGATTACACATTTACCGCCTCGAAACGAGGTTCACACCGCTTACTGCGATCACGCAAAAGCTAAGGAGTTTTTAGGCTTTATTGACGAAACCAATTTACAACAAACCATCAAAGATATGTTTGCTTGGGCGGCTGCACAAAAAGATCATGCCGTAACATACTTTGATTACGAAATAGAAAAAAATCTTTATACTTTTTGGAAAAAATGATGAAATTCGGTATTTGGCGACATGAAAATTCCATAGGAAATTCGGTGGAACACACGATGGGTCTAGCGGTTTATTTAACAGTCAATAAGATTGATCCCGCCAATGTGGAAGTTTATGTCGAGAACGATTGGCAGAAAGATTTCGTTCTGTGCATACAGGGTATTCAGGAAAAAAATGTAAAGTTTTTTGAGCGCCCCGTTGAAATGGACACTAAAGATCCGTATTTTGATGACATTCACATGCCAAACGTTTACGGACCAACCGCTTTCCCGCTTAGTTACGAGTGCGATTGGAATTATCTAGATAAACATAAAGAGCTTAACGTTTCACTTAAGTTTGACGATAGCGATTACGAAAATAAATTTAATTTACCTAAAGATGCAGTTGTTCTCTTTTGTAGGGAACACGGAACGTGGTGGAAACGTGAGGATGGTAGTGAATTTGAGCCCGAGAGATTTGTGGACCCCGAAACCTTCCATGATTTAGCTCACTATTACGCTAATAAAGGCTATAAAGTGATTAAGATTGGTGACGCCAAACAAAAAAGGTTGCGGGGAAATTATACACCTTTTGAATTCGGAGAGAGATACGAACACGAGAACCTGATCGATTTTACCAAATATCTTGACGAAGACGGCAACCCTAGATGGACTCTGAAAGATTATCTGTTTATTCTACAAAATTGTAAGGTTTTTATCTCCTGTGATGCTGGAATTTGGCCAATGGCCGCAGCAATGAATAAAAATCTTGTTTTTTGCAATGTGATGTGCATACTTTACCCTATAACCCTCAAGCCACTTTCGGATGGAGCAAAGCTTTCGGATGATGGTCTGACCATAGAGTTTACGAAGCCCAATATGGTGACGTGGATGCCACGGAAAACTACTAGGGTCTTACTGAAACATGCAACCATAGACACGGATAAGCTTAAAAGAGTTGAAGAGGATAGCGGAACGTATAAGATTTTCTCCACTGATGTGATTTTTAGCGATAACACCTTCACGGAAATACTCACAGCAACAGAAACGTTAATTTAGCATGAATATCGCTGCCTTTATACCTGCGCGAGGTGGTAGCAAAGCAATTCCGCGCAAAAATATTATAGAATTTGCAGGGCAACCACTATTAAGTTGGTCAATCGAACAGGCTCAAGCTTCCGAATACATAAATAACGTTTACGTTTCTTCTGATGATGATGAAATTTTGCGGATTTCTGAAAATTATGGTGCAAAGTCAGTTAAGCGTCCCGATGATATTTCTGGCGACTTAGCTTCAAGTGAATCCGCTTTACTGCACTTTACAAGTCACCTTAAAAATGTTGATCTCGTAGTCTTCCTTCAGGCCACGTCGCCGCTACGCGAACCCTGTGATCTGGACGGGGCAATAGAGCACTTTTTAATGCATAATTACGATTCCCTGTTTTCAGCAAATGAATTGGGAGACATGTGCATCTGGAGAAAAAAAAACAATAAGCTTAAAAGCTATAATTATAATTATAAAAATCGCCAGCGTCGGCAAGATCTTAATCAGGAACAACTGGTGGAAAATGGTTCGTTTTATTTATTTACGCCAAAATGCTTGCGAAAATATAAAAATCGTTTAGGCGGAAAAATAGGATATTTTTTAATGGAAAATTGGAAAATTCACGAGGTTGACACGCCAGAGGATCTAGTGTTATGTGAGTTTATGTTTAAGCAGAAGGGATTGAATAAGTGAATGAGTCAGTAGAGAGAGTGGTTTATATGAATGGGGAGTTTATTCCCGAGTCGCAGGCTAAGGTATCTATATATGATTCTGCCCTCATGTTTGGCGATATGGTTTTTGAAATGACCCGCTCGTTTAATAAGAAGCAATTCAAATTACGGGAACATTTGGAAAGGTTATACGCATCGATGAAATATATTCACCTCGATTACCCAATGAGTATTGAGGAGATGGAAGATGCAGTTTACAAAACTATCGAAGTTAATGAGCCCGCTTTCGGAAAGGACGATGAGCACCGTATTATGATTGATGTCACACGGGGACTACTGGGAATATACGAGGGGGTTAACGGATTACGGTCTGGGCCAAATGTAATTATAGCGGATTTTCCGCTAAAGTGGACGGTGAGTTCTATGGGCCATTTATTTGATACGGGTATCAATGCGGTAATAACCTCACAAAGAGCTATTCCTGCTTCTCTTTTAGAGCCCAAAATAAAAAATAGAAGTAGGATACATTACCTTATGGCTAACATAGAGGCGTCAAAGATGAAGGGTCAAGATAACTGGGCTCTTTTGCTTGATCCCGATGGATTCGTGGCCGAGGGCACGGGGGATAATTTCTTCATAGTTAAAAACGGACAGATAGTTACTCCTGAACCCCGTAATATTTTGCGCGGCATAAGCAGAGATTATATATTTGAATTGTCGCAGCAGCTTAATATTAAGTGTATTGAAAAAAACATTGAGCCATATGATGTAATGATGGCTGACGAAGCTTTTATGACGGGCACACCATTTTGCCTCCTTCCTGTGACAAGCTTAAATTCTGTTAAAATTGGTGACGGAGCCATGGGATCACTTACGCGCTTGCTATTGGATCGCTGGAGCGCCAATGTAGGCTTAGACATAGAAAGGCAGATTAAAGATTATTCTTGTCCATCCAATTCATCATCTCCGTCTCCATACATTTTTAAAAAATGAAGTTGGGAATAATTCAAGGTAGATTGTCTGAACCAATCGAGGGCTTCCAAGAGTGTCCAGAAAATTGGGCTAGAGAGTTCGAGTTATTGGTAGGTTTTAAATTGAATCATATAGAATGGATTGTTACAGCGGAGAAATTTAATACCAACCCCCTTTTCGCTGAAAATTTACGGAATTATCCAATTTCTTCTGTTTGCGCTGATTTTATGGTTAGCGAAAAGTTTTCGGATGGCGATTATTTAAAGCGTTTTTTGCGGCCCACTTGCGAAGCAGTTTTGCGTCATGGGATCAAACATTTGACCATCCCCCTCCTAGAGGAAAGTGATGTGAGCAACTCAAAAGCAAGAGAGATATTTGCGAGTAATTTTGCACCTTATGTAGAAGAGTTTAGCGATATTACTTTTTTAATAGAAGCGGAACTTCATCAAGATAAACTAAAGGATCTTCTTGAGATCAGCCCAACCTTAGGTGTGACTTATGATACGGGCAATATTACTTCTTGTGGTTTCAGTCACGAAAACTATATTAAGGAACTTAAAGACAGAATCAAACAAGTTCACATAAAGGATAGGACTATAAATCCAGTGGAAACCGTTCCACCCACACGGGGACGCACTGATTTTAATTTAATTTTTAAAAAGCTTAAAGAGATAAATTTTGACGGTCCATATACACTTCAAACGGCCCGCGAAAAAACGGGAAATGAACTTGAAACAATTCAAAAACACGCAACAATAATACGAAATTTATATTATGAAGAATTTTTTTAACCTAAAGGGCAAAACCGCCTTAATCACAGGCGGGGGTGGGCTTTTAGGGCCAAAACATGCTGAAGCGATTATTGAGCAGGGTGGCCGTGTTATTTTAGCTGATTGGCACCAAGATCGAGCCGCAAAAAAAGCCGAGCAACTCAACAGAGAACATGGAGAATCCGTTGCTGATTGGCATCACATGGACGTTACCGATAAATTGTCCATCGAAAGGGTTGTCGATAAATATAATAAAATAGATATCCTAATAAATAATGCAGCTAAAGATCCAAAAGTTAAAAAAGATGCGGGGCTTACGGTTGAATCGAGGTTTGAAACCATGACTGAGAAATATTGGCAAGAGGGGGTAGATGCAGCCTTAAATGGAACGTTTTTGTGCTCACAGGTTGTTGCAAACTTAATGTTGAAGTGTGGCGGTGGAGTGATTCTTAATATTGCTTCTGATTTAGGTGTTATAGCTCCCGATCAGCGCATTTACGAAAAAGAAGGGTTAGATGAGGATCAACAAAATGTTAAACCAATTACTTATTCTGCGGCAAAATGGGCCATTATAGGTATGACTAAATATTTGGCGGTTTATTTCGCTAAGAAAAATATACGAGTCAATTCACTTAGCCCCACAGCAGTCTACAATAATCATCCAGAAGATTTTGTGGAAAAGTTGACGAATTTAATTCCAATGGGTAGGATGTCAGATATCAATGAATACAAAGGGGCAATTGCTTTTTTGTGCTCTGACGCAAGCTCTTATATGACAGGAGAAAATTTGGTAATCGATGGTGGTAAGAGCGTATGGTAATATATGTAGATATCGACGGGACGATTTGTGAGTCAGCGCCAACAGGTGATTATTCAGATGCGCTACCAGTCCAAAGCTCTATAAATAAAATAAACAAATTATATCACGAAGGTAACACCATTATCTATTGGACTGCTCGTGGCACTGTAACATATATAGATTGGCTAGAGATGACCAAAGATCAGTTAAATCAGTGGGGCTGTTTATTTCACGATGTTAGAGCAGGAAAGCCTCAGTATGATTTATGGATTGATGATAAATCTATAAAAATAGAAGAACTTGATGAGTAAAATATTAGTAACAGGTGGCTCGGGAATGGTGGGCAAACATTTGCAAAAAATCTTACCGAATGCGGAATATTTTTCAAGTCGTTCTTGTAATCTTAAAAGGGAATCGTTGACTTCTGCGGTCTTTTACAAAATGCGGCCCGACGTGGTGATTCATCTTGCTGCGAAGGTGGGCGGGATTTTAGACAACATAAGACATCCCGTAGAATTCTTTGAAGATAACATAGCAATAAACAATAATGTTATAAAGTCCGCTTATGAAAGTGGCTGTAAAAAAATAATTTCAGTTTTAAGTACCTGCATTTATCCAGATGAGGTTCCAGAGTCAGATTATCCGATGGTCGAGGCATCTCTGCATTCTGGGCCTCCTACACCAACCAATTTTGCATATGGTTATGCAAAAAGATGTCTGGCGGTTCAGTTAGCAGCCTATAATCAACAGCACAATACTCAATACAGCACTTTAATTCCCTGCAATTTATATTCAGAATACGATCACTTTGAGGGTGAAAGGGCTCATTTTTTATCTAGCCTAATAAATAAAATTGATACAGCTAAACGCCAAAACGCTAAAAAGATTAACCTCTTGGGCACTGGAGCGCCACTGCGGCAGTTTATGTATGCGGGGGATTTAGCTGAGGCAATTGTATTAACCTTAGATAAAGATGATGTCTTCAATTATAACATTTGCACACCTGAAAACAAGAGCATTAAAGAGATCTGTGATATTGCGCTAGAGGCATGTGATGCTACCCATCTAAGTGTCGAGTGGGACGAAACAAAACCCGACGGCCAATATAGGAAGGACGCCTCGTCAAAGAGATTCTTAAAAGATTTTCCAGATTTCAAATTTACCAAACTTGTAGAAGGAATTAAAAAAACTTATAATATAATCAGTAATGAAAGAGTGGAGACTAAATGAACCAAACGTTACCTTTTGGGATAGGTTAAAGATTTGCTCATTTTTTCTGAATCCTAAAAATTTCTGGACGATGAACGGTAAAGTCTCTCTCTTTGAGGAGTCTATGGCCGATTATGTAGGCTGCAAATACGCGGTTTATGTTTCCAGCGGCTCGACCGCTAATACCTTATTGGCTATGCATCTTCGTGATAATATTGCGAAGAATAATATCGAGAAAGATACCATAGTTTTTCCATCTACCACTTGGACCACTTCGATTTCTCCTTTTTTAAGGGAGGGGTTCAAGCCGAAATTTATAGACGTAAACCTCAAAGACTTCTCTATTGATTTAGATTCTCTTGAGAATTACCTAAAAGACAATCATGAGCAAGTTTGCTGCGTTTTTCTGACTTCTTTGATTGGATTTGTGCCTGACATGAAAAGGCTTGAGGCTATCTCTAAACGCTTCAACGTTAAGGTAATGTTGGATAATTGTGAAAATACTTTTGGCACCTACGGCGGTAAAAATGTTTCGTCTTTTTTCACCTCTACCACCAGCACATATTTTGGACACCAGATTCAGAGTGTCGAGGGCGGCTTTGTATTCACTAATTGTCAAGATGAATACGAATATTTTTTAATGGCTCGCAATCACGGCTTAACTCGCAGCCTTAAAAATTCTTCACACGTTCGCAATAAAAATGTTGACCCGCAGTTTGATTTTTTTCTACTGGGTAATAATTTTCGCAATACAGACATCAATGCCTTCATAGGTCTTTTGGACTTTAAAAGGATAGATAAAATAAAGAATAAGAGGGAAAAACTGTATGAGGTTTTTTTAAATGAATTAAAATGCAACATGGGCCTTTCCTTGCCGAGTGAGTTGCGCGGTCATTCCCCGTTTTGCTTGCCAGTTTTGTGCGATACTGTAAAACAGAAATCCCTTTTGTTGAAATATTGTAAAGAAAACAATATTGAGACTAGGCCAATTATCTCAGGAAATTTATTAAAACAAAGCTGTTATTCCGCTTTTGCTGATCCGCTTTCGTTTCCCAATAGCGAGCGCTTGCACACGCATGGGTTTTATGTCGGGCTACACGCGCACGTTAAAAAGTCTCAGGTTGAAAAATTAACCTCACACATTAATATCACTTTAAATGAAAAATAAAAAAATTATAATTACAGGAGTTACTGGACAGGATGGAAGCCTTATGGCCGATTATCTGTTGAAAAACACGGAGCATACCGTGGTTGGTGGCGTTCGTAGACTGAGCGTCAAAAATCATCAAAACATCCAGCATTTGCTAAAAAATCCTCGGTTTTATCTGATTGATCTAGACGTAACAGACAGCCAGAATATCGCTAGGGTTATTGAATCCGAAAAGCCTGATTATTTTATTAATTTTGCTGCAAATTCCTTCGTTGGTGTGAGTTGGGAAATGCCCTTGAACAATATGGAAACCAATTGCATGGCTGTCCTGCATCAGTTGGAGGCAATTCGTTCACATGCGCCAAAATGCCGTTATTACAACGCAGGAAGCTCAGAGGAGTTTGGCGATGTTGTGGAGACACCGCAGACCGAAGACCACCCCTTGCGCCCCAGAAGCCCATATGGAGCGTCAAAATGCGCCGCTAGGCATTTAGTTAAGGTCTATAGAGATTCTTACGATATTTATGCTGTTCAGGGTTGGCTCTTTAACCACGAGGGTGTGCGCCGTGGTGAAGAATTCGTAACGCGAAAAATAACCAAGAATGTCGCAAGAATAGAGGGTGAGTTTCGCAAGGGCGACGGAATTACACCGCTGCAATTAGGAAATGTGGACGCTAAACGAGATTGGAGTGACGCGGAAGATTTTGTAGACGGTGTTTGGAAAATGTTAAATCAAGATAAGCCAAAAGATTACATCTTATCATCCAATGAAACCCACACAATCAGAGAGTTTGTTGAAGAGGCTTTTAATTACGCAGGCTTTCATCGCAGCATGTGCTCTTGGCGCGGCGAGCATGAGGATGAAAAATATTTTCATGGAGATGATTGTTTGGTAGAAATTAATCCTATTTTTTATCGCCCAGCGGAAGTAGATATCTTGTTGGGTGATTCAACCAGAGCACGTCAAGAGCTAGGTTGGTCACCAAAAACAGATTTCCTAAATCTTGTCAAGAAGATGGTTGACACGGATATCAAGGAGCGCAATACTTAGGGGTGCCAAAAACAAAAGGTCCAAATAAGAGAGATATACTTTTTCGTTTATTAGATGTCCCCGCGAAGGGGCGCCGTCCCTTTTTTGCAAGGGAGATGAAGATGTTAAATGACCTGTGTGAAAGGTATTCTCAGGACTTCATGTCTATTGTAGATTTCGGCAGGAAATTTGATTCTCTAGCTTATTTGGTTAGCGATAAACTAAAACAACGCTTGGACGAAAAGTTCCGAGCTTTTAATTTTAGAGTTGATTTATCGAAGTATGAAGTCTATGATATTGGAGAAAAGGTGGGGGATGATAGATTCGTTCGCCCTAAAGCAAAAACAGTAAAAGATTTTTTAGATGAGTGACAATATAGGCCCTGCAAACATTCTTGATAACTACTTGAAGGCGAATAAGGATGATCATTACAATTTTGAGGAAACGATTGAGTATAAGGTCTCAAGCGGCTCATTACAGTTAGATCTGTATTTGGCGGGCGGGTTTGGTCCTGGGTTACATCGTTTTACAGGTGTTAACGAAGGCGGTAAAACTTCAGAGTCATTACAGGTAATGAAAAATTTTCTTGGCACCATTGACAAGTCTCGGGGCCTTTATATTAAAGCGGAAGGAAGACTCGGGCCAGAAGTTCAAGAAAGGTCGGGTGTGAAGTTTGTATTCACCCCAGAGGAGTGGGTGGACGGCACATGCTTTGTTTTTGAAAGCAATATATATGAAACCGCAATGGGGCTGATTCGGCAGCTTATTACAAATAACGATGATAAGATTAAATATTGTTTTATATTAGATTCGGTGGACGGTTTAATTCGAAAAGATGATCTTGGAAAGAATTTTGACGAAAGTAGTAAGGTTGCGGGTGGAGCGGTGATCGCCTCTGATTTCTGCAAAAAAACCAGCACCGCCTTAGGCAAACGTGGACATATGGCAATATTTATTAGTCAGGTTCGCGCTGATATTAAACTTGACCCGTATGCTAAATCTCCTGTGCGACAAACTACCGCTACAGGAGGCAATGCGCTTTTGCATTTCGCAAACAATATCATGGAATTTGAGCCACGTTTCAAGGGTGATTTAATTTTACAAAATCCTTCCGTAAAAATGGTGGATGCTAAAAAGAACCCAATCATCGGCCATCATGCCAAAGTAACAATTAAGAAATCAGCACATGAAAACACCAACACTACAATCTCCTATCCTATTAGATATGGACGCACTGCTGGGACATCTATCTGGGTTGAAAAAGAAGTTATAGACTTGCTGTATGCTTGGGAATTTGTCGAAAAGAAAGGCGCTTGGATTAAACCTAGCGACGACTTTAAGGAGTTGCTAAATTCTGAAAATTTACAATTTCCCGATAAAATTCAAGGGGATAATAAACTCTTTAAAACTGTCGAGGAAAACAAGGAGTTGTGCGAGTTCTTAATAAAGTATTTCAAGGAGCAGATAGCTGTATGAAGTTTGTTGACGGGCACGGAAAAACGCGAAATCTCAAAAACGCAAAAAAATATCTCATAGATTGGTGTAAGCCCAGTAGAAGTAAGTTTCAAACGGCGGTTAAAGAGTTTTTATTTCCATACTGGAAAAACGATATTGTCTTCGAAGAATTCAGGGTTGTTGGCAGCAGGCTGACTTTAGATTTTTATAATGCTAATAAAAAAATCGCTGTTGAGGTACAGGGGGCACAGCATACAAAATACGTTAAATTTTTCCACAAGAATCGTTTTAGATATTCCGATCAATTAAAGAGGGATCAGAAAAAACTTGACTTTTGTAAAGCAAACGATATACAGTTAGCAGAGGTTTATCCGCAGGATGTGGTTACCGCTTCCCTCTTTGAAGACCAAGAAATTTATTTATGAACTTAGATGATGAATCCGAATCCACAGATTTTCGCGTTCCAACTGAATGGGTAGAAAAGCTTTATGAATTATCTGGTGGCGCAGATAAATATAAAGGAGTGTTATTGGCACTCTCTTCTGAACAGGGAGATCCACTTATATATTTTAAATACGATTCAGGAATGACCGAAACAGCGCTAAGAAAGTCAATGTTCGATTACCTTAAAAATTTGGATAACTACACTTCTACCGAAGAACAGACATGATTTACAATTTTGAACTTGAGAAACAATTGCTTGCGGGTCTAATTAAAGAGCCTGACGCATTGGCTGAGATATCCAATTTCATTGGAACTGGTGATTTTTATTCTGATAATAGTTCCCTTCATTCAACAATTTTCCGAATTATACAGCAGGCTATTCAATCGGGTGATGAAGTTGATGAGGTTATAATTGCTCAGCGCGTTAACGATGTCGGCATTTCATTTCAAGATAATTTAAATCCCGCTGACTACATTAAGTCCTTGGCTTTACGCAAAGTTCCCAAAGGCAACACAATTAAAACCGCGAAGGAATTAAAAAAATACTCCATTCGTCGTGAAATTTTAGATTCTTCCGCTGACATTGGGAAGAAGATGAAGAGTATGCCGCCTGAGGCGTGTTATCGAACTATAATTGAAGCTGCTGACACCATATACAATTCCAGAATAAACCTTTACGAATTAGGCAACGATATTCCCGAAAACATTTATGAGGAAATGGAAGACCTCATAGAGGATAGGGGAAATAATCCCGTTACTGAATTTGGTATGATGGGGCCTCATACAAAGGTAAATGAAATTTACGGTTCGCTATTACGCCCAGGAAATATAACGGTCATAGTGGCAAGATCAGGAGTTGGAAAGACAAACTTTTGCATGGACTATACAACAAAGGTGAGCCTCCAGTATGATGTTCCCGTCTTACATTTCGATAACGGTGAAATGAGCAAGGAGGAGCTTATAATGCGACAGTGTGCAGCGCTTTCGGGTGTGCCAATGCATTTATTAGAGAGTGGGAAATGGAGACAGGCTGGTAAGGAAGTTGTCAACAAGGTTCGCGCTGTCTGGCCAAAGATTAAAAGCTTAAAATTTTACTACTATAACGTTGGGGGTATGGATGTTGACTCAATGGTAAATACCCTAAAGAGGTTTTATTATTCCAAAGTTGGGAGAGGCAATCAAATGGTCTTTTCTTTTGATTACATAAAAACCACCTCCGAAAATATAGCTAACAAATCTGAGTGGCAGGTCGTAGGTGAAATGGTTGATAAATTTAAGAAGTGTGTCCAGAAGGAGATATTGCATGACGGCAATCCAGTGATTCCGATGATCACTTCTGTTCAATCAAATAGGTATGGAATTACCAATAACAGGAATTCTCAAAATATTGTAGATGATGAGTCGATTGTTTCACTTTCAGATCGAATTACGCAGTTCTGTTCGCACATGTTTATTTTGCGTAACAAAACGGCGGATGAAATGGAAACTGAGGGCAACAGATTTGGAACGCATAAACTTATTAATGTTAAAGCTCGTCATTTAGGCAGCGATATAGCTGGCGCAATTGAGCCCGTTCGCGTCGGAGACGCTCTCCGCAAAAATGCTATAAATTTAAATTTTATGAATTTTAATATCACAGAGAGGGGTGATTTGAGAGATATTGCGCGAATGCTAGACGGGGAAGAAGATTTAGATACCAATGGACTCCAAGAAACAATCCCAGATTTCGATCAGTTCTGATAATTTCGAGGGCATATTGGAATCAATAGGTTATAAGCTTATTGATTGCGGGGACCACTGGAGGACTCGCGCTGTGTATCGGGATGGAGATAACGACACTGCCCTTAAAATTTACAAGAATACTGGTGTATGGATGGACTTTGTGCAAAACAAAGGCTCCAAGCCATTTGAGGCTTTAATTAAAGAGACACTTAGGGACAATCCAAAGGAACTAGCAAAGATTTTAGGTGGAGCAAAAAGAGAAATTAGCACAATTTACCAACAAAAGGAGACTATACAGATGGAAAAAATTTACCCCGAGTCATCTCTTGATAAGCTTTTTCCAAATTACAATTTTTACCGCAAAAAGCATATTTCGGAAGCGACTCAAAAAGCATTTAAAGTTGGATTGGCGGGTGTTGGAAAAATGTATAGAAGAATGGTTTTTCCAGTTTATAATGAACATCAGCAAATCATAGGTTTTTCGGGTCGAAAGGTAGACGATGACAATAATTACCCTAAATGGAAACATATTGGCCGTCGCAACAATTGGGTTTATCCCGCCTTCAATGTTGATGTGGGTGTAAATGATGAAATAGAATTCAAAAAAGAAGTAATTTTAGTTGAAAGCATCGGTGATGCAATGGCGCTTTATGAACAAGGTCTCAAGAATGTTTTGGTTATGTTTGGCTTATCCGTTAATAGCCATATCATTAATTATGTTAATAGTAAGTCTATTCGTCGTATTTTTATCTCTACTAATAATGATTTCAATAGCGGGGAAAATAGAGGGTTGGTAGCAGCAATTAAAACATTTATTAAACTGTCGTCTTATTTTGATTTGGATAGATTAATTGTAAAATTCCCCCCAAAGCCTTATAATGATTTTGGTGACGCTCATTTAGATGGGTATGACTTTAATAAAAACTGGGCCGATAACAAATACGATCAAGCCAGACAGCTAGAATATATCTGCGATTTTATTAAGAATAATACTTCCTGCTTCACTAAAAAAGAAATTAAAACTTCGGCAATGTTTAGTGATGAGTGAACCAGTAACCCCACTTTCAGCCAGCAGAATTAAGACTGCACAATCATGTTCTTGGCTTTACTGGTGCAAATATAAGCTTAAATTGCCAGAAAAGAGCAATGACGGCGCACGAAGAGGTTCTATTTGCCACTTAGTTTTTGAGGTTCTTGGCGTAAAGCGTAGGAAGAAATATTATAGTAAAATTATAAAAAGCAAAGATGTTTTTTCTGTCCCTTCGATTAAAAGATTAATTTTTAAACATGCAATTAAAGAAGGCGTAGATGATTGTGATAACATTTCTTTAATGAAGGAGATGATTTTCAATGGTTTAACGTATGATTTTTTCGGGCACGATACAGGTAAGCCAACGAAGGAATATTCCGAGAAAGATTTTGATATCATTAAGGAGGATGGTAAAACACAATATAAAATCAGAGGCTTTATCGATAAGCTTTTTTTATATAAAAAACAAAAGCTAGCTATTATTCGAGACTTTAAAACCAGCAAGGACGTTTTTAAGGGTAAGGATCAAACAGATAACCTACAAGACCTAATGTATAGTTTGGCGGTTAAGAATTTATTTCCCGAATACTCCAAAAGGGTCAGTGAGTTTCTTTTTTTAAAATTTGATCTTGATCCCAAAGCTAAAAAATCTGGCGTGGTTCGAATGAAGACTTTGGACGAGGACGAATTAAAGGGGTTCGAGATGCAGCTTTCTGAAATTCAAAAATACTTGGATGGTTTCTCTGAAAGCGATGGTAGAAAAAATTATGCTGCTCATCAAGGTTTTCCAACAGATAACTCTTTTAGTGGAAAATTGTTATGCGGCTTTGCCACACAAAAGGGAGAGCTTAAAAAAGATGGTTCACCCAAATGGCATTGTCCCATGAAGTTTGATTTTTTCTTTTATGAGGTTTGGACGGCTGATGGTGAAAGAATCGGTTCATACCTCGAAGACGACTTCAGTGAGAGCTTGGTGCCTGAAGGCGGCGGCTATGAAATGAAATATTATCAAGGTTGCCCCGCACATTCTTCTTGACGCATCGCTTGATCGCGTTATGTTAAAGAAATGACGCCAGTATTTAAGTCTACTTTTTCCATAGGCAAAAGCATTCTCACTTTAGATCCCGTTAGCTCAGAAGGTGGTCCAGATAGTATTATTGAAATCTGCAAGGAGCATCATATCGATCCATTAGTTTTGGTAGAGGACACCATGACGGGATTTGTCAAGGCTCATAATATCTGCAAGGAGGAAAATATTCGCCTTCTGTTTGGCTTGCGCGTAAGCTGTTGCAATGATATCGCTGATGACGACGATTCAGAGCACAAGGTGATTATTTTTGCCAAAAACGATAACGGCTGTAGATTGTTGAATAAAATTTATTCTTATGCGAATACCGTCGGGGAAGGTAAAGTTGATTTCAAATATTTAAATTCCATTTGGACGGAAGACATTAATCTGGTTATTCCCTTTTACGACTCCTTCATCTTTAATAACCAAATGCACCTTAAGAAATGCATTCCTGACTTTAGAGCTATTGTTCCGACATTTTGGCTGGAAGTCAACGGGTTGCCATTTGATGGTTTAGTGGCCGAAAAAGTTATGAAGTTTGCTGAGGGAATGAGTAGGCCAGTAAAGCGGGTAAAAACCATTTTATATAAAAATAGGAGCGATGTTGAGGCTCTTCAAACCTACAAGGTTATTTGTAATAGAAATTTTGGCAGAGCAGCCTCATTAAGTAGCCCAAACCTCAATCACTTTGGCAGTAACGAATTCTGTCTTGAGTCTTATTTACAATATGCATGAGCCATTACTTAGATTCGATAAAAAGCAACGATATGTTGTTTTTGATACAGAAACCGAAGGTTTAAATTTAGTCACTTCGCGACCTTGGCAGGTTGCTTGGCTATTGGTTCAGGGTGATAAGATAATAGATAAAAGAGATTTTTTTATTCATTGGCCAAATTTAAATGTGTCGGAAGGCGCAGCGAGAGTCACTGGTTTCTCTTATAATGATTATGCCAAGAAATCAATGCCTCCAAATGTTGTTTGGGAAAAGTTTGCTCATGATTTGTATAACGAAGACAACTTGATTGTGGGGCAGAACCTGCTAGGCTTTGATGTTTATATGGTTAACGTGTGGCGCAGGTTGATGGGTATGGATGCTGACCACTCTTACGTTAATAGGATTATAGATACGAAATCTTTAGCTACAGCTATTGCCAAGGATATTCCTGTCGAGAAAGAAAATTTTATTAATTGGCAATATAGACTGCTTAATCACAAAGAAAGAGGCTTAAAAACCTCACAAGCGACATTATTGAAAAAATATAATATTGACCATGACCCAAAGAGGCTGCATGATGCTCTTTACGACATTGAGATGAATTTCAAGATTTTCAAGAAACAGCTTTTTGATTTAGAGATATGAGTTTTTCAAACTACGCAGGCTACGACACGCCATTTCCCGTGGGAGTAAAGCTTCCAGAGATTAAAATAGAAAAAAAATATTACGAGGAAGTTTCTTGCAGTGACCTGGAAGATAACTTTCAGTTCCTTAGGAAACTATGCTTCAAAAGGTTAACGGAAAAAGGTATAGATCAGCTAGAAAATTGTCAGGTATACTATGATCGACTAAGGGAAGAGCTTAGTATTTTCCAAGAATTAGGATTTGTTGACTATATCCTTCTTAACTGGGACATTATGAATTTCTGTAAAGAAAACGACATCCCTACGGGAGCGGGTCGTGGCAGTGCCGCAGGCTCTTTGGTTCTTTATGTGATTGGTGTGACAAATATTGACCCAATTGAATATGACCTGTTCTTTGAGAGGTTTGTTTCAAAAAGTCGCGCCAGAAAGATTGAGCATAAAGGGGAGATTTATTTGGATGGAAGCTTATTAGCTGACGTTGATAACGATATTTCTTATGATCGTCGCGTAGAAGTTATTGAATATATTGAGAAAAAATATAAAGGTAAAACTTCAAAAATTTTAACGCTTAATACGCTTAGCGGTAAACTCTGCATGAAAGAGTGTGGTAAAATTGTGGAAGAGCTTTCGGAGGCAGACGTTAATCAAATTAGTGATACTATCCCAAAGCATTTCGGTAAAGTTGCTAAGCTGGATGTTGCTTATGAAGAAAGCGAGAGTTTCAAATCTTACGCGGACAAATACTCCAAGGTATTTCGTATTGCTAAAAAATTGGAAGGCTTAAACAAGAACACTGGCGTTCACCCTTCAGGCATTTCTATTTCATATTACCCACTTGATGAAATTATGCCATTGCAAACAACTAACGACGGCTCACTAATTTCAGGCTACGACATGAATGACGTAGCTAGCCTAAGTGTAAAGTTTGATATATTAGGTTTAAGGACACTATCGGTTGTTTATGATGTGTGTAAGCAGATAGGTATAGATTCGACAGAGATTGATCCTCACGATCCGTCCATATATGCAGCCTTAGCCTCTCTACGTTCGCCGCAGGGACTCTTTCAAATCGAGGCGGAGACGAACTTCAAGGTTTGCCAGTTGATTGCTCCACAAAATCTTGAGCAGCTTTCCGCCGTGGTCGCAATAGCAAGACCTGGGGCACTAGAGTTTAAGGATAACTATCGCGATTATGTGAGAAGCGGCGAATTTCAATCTGTGCATGAGTTCTTTGATGATATTCTAAGTTACACAGGTGGAATCCCCCTTTATCAAGAGCAGTTAATGAAAATGGCTGTTAAGGTTGGATTTAGTCTTGATGAGTCGGAGCAGTTGCGCCGCATAGTTGGAAAGAAGAAGGTTGATCAAATGCCTGCTTGGAAAATAAAAATCCAAGATAAAGTTAAAGAAAATAATCTTGACCCTGCTGTTGGCGAAGTATTGTGGAAAGTGGCGGAAGATTCAGCGAATTATTCCTTTAATAAGTCCCATTCGATTAGTTACGCTTATTTAGCTGCGATTACGGTATATCTGAAATTTAATTACCCCAAGGAGTTCTTTTTAAGTCTTTTAAAATATACAAAGTTTGAGCCAAATTCTCATGAGGAGATTGCCAAAATTTCACAGGAATTAAGCCATTTTGACATTAAATTATTGCCGCCCGATCTAAATAAGTCTGATATTGACTTTAAAATCGAAGGAAAAGATATCCGTTATGGATTAAATTCGATCAAGGGTGTTTCCGACAAGGTTCTGCAAGCATTACTGGACTTCAGGGAGGATTCTTTTGATAATAAATATGAGGTTTTCTTGTCGGCAAAGCAAGCTGGACTTAACATAGGCACACTTTCAGCGCTGATACAGGCGGGTTTACTAGACTCCTTTGTTTCAAGCAATAGATGTAGATTAGTTTTAGAGGCTCAAACCTTTAATATCTTAACAGATCGAGAAAAGCGTAATTTTGTCGAATTGGGAAAAAAGTATAATTATGACATACTTGCCGCTGTCCACGATTGCTTTAAAACGGAGGCGGTCGGTGATGATAATAGAAAATTATTTACCGAGAAAAGATTTGCAACCTTCAAAAAGAAATATGACCCTTATAAAAATATTTATGAGATGAATAAGACCCATATTAAATATGCAAATTGGTTTTTTGAGGAAAAATTGTTGGGTTATAGCTACTCTTATAATGTAAGACAGGTTTTTAATCATGAAGACGATTTTCAGTCATCTGAAGTCATTAAAGATGCCGAAAACAGGGCTAATGTTAAATTTGTTGGCTCGTTAATTGATATCATGCGAAGAACAAGCCGCAACAATAACAAATACGCAAGAATGCAAATCCAAGATGAGTGTGGCGTGATAAATGGCTTATTCCTTGATGGAGATAGGGAGGCTCGGTTGACAAATTATCTGGATTCTGGTAAAAAATTGCCCAAAAAAGGAGAGGTTGTAATAATTTATGGGTCCAAAGGCGATGATGTTATTTTTATTGATAAAATCTTCCCACTTAAAGATAAAATCTACATGAAACTTTCCGAGCTTAAATAGTGTAATCAATTATGATGGGTTTAACCGATTTCAATCTTACACCTAAGGCTAAAAAGGGTTTAAAGGATGCTCAAAAATTTGCGGAGGCCAATGGGCACTCCCTTATAACAAATGGGCACTTAATTTACGGGTGCTTGGCTAATCTTTCAGATAGTTGTGCGCTAAAACTTAAGACTTACGGTGTAGCGCTAGAGCTTAAAGATTATATTTCTTCCTTTAAAAAATATTGTGCCGAAAATAAAAAGTCCTTCGAAAAATCCAAGGGTTCGGGCGCTTGGCATGACGAGGTAAATCAGGCAATTTATTTTGCTAAGGAGTTTTCTGATAATTTTGATAGTTATTTTATTGGCGTCGAGCATATCCTGTATGTGATTTTAGACATGGGCGGCTCTTTGGTGGAGCATTTATTAGAAAAGGGCGCTGACGTTCATCACGCCAAAGATATTATCGAGGCGCACATTTTAGAGACGAGTATCCCTCCCGCCGATACAGTAAGGAATATCTTATATATAGAGGGCAAAAAACAGCCTAAACCAGAACGCGCCGTTTCTACCAGTGAAACACTTGGTAAATACTGCATAAATATGAATCATGAATTCATGCAAAATAAATCCTCTAAAATTTCTGGTAGGGAAGAGGAAACTAATGGGTTGATAGAAATTTTATCAAAGAAAAATAAAAGTAATGCGATTTTAGTTGGCGAGGCTGGCGTGGGTAAGACAGCCATAGTGGAGGGTCTAGCTCAAAAAATAGTTGAACAGCAGGTGCCAGCGCACATGTCGTTGATGCAGATTTTGTGCGTAGATATTAGCGCCATGATCGCGGGCACGAAATATAGAGGCGAGTTCGAGGAAAGGTTTAAAATGCTTATTTCCGAAGCAGAAAAAGAACCAAACATTATCTTGTTTTTTGATGAAGTTCATACAATTATTGGCGCAGGAAACTCTGAGGGCTCAATAGATGCGTCAAATATGCTGAAGCCAGCTTTAGCTAGAGGTGCAATAAAATGCATTGGCGCTACAACTCTTCAAGAATATAAAAAATTCTTCGAGAAGGATTCCGCCATGAAACGCCGCTTCGATAAAATTGACGTAGAAGAGCCCTCAAAGCAGGAAACTAAGGATATCATTGCAAAAACCATAGGCTTTTACGAAAATTTTCATTCGGTCAAATATTCTGAAACTGACATAGATAACATTATTGAGCTATGCGATAAGTTTTTACCGCACAAAAGATTTCCAGATAAAGCTTTTGATGTTGTAGATCAGGTTGGCGCAAAAACAAAAATAAAATATAGGGCAGTGCCAGTTCGCGTTAGCGAGGCTAGAGATAGTTTTTGCAAGTTGCTGCAACAAACTGAGGGGGGTGGGGAGTTAAATGAGGAGAAATTTACCGACGCTCTAAAAAATTACATAGAAGTCATGGCAAAATTTGACAGCAAGGCGGGTAGAAAATACAAGGTGCGATATAAAGATATAGTCAGTGTTCTCATGGATAAAACGGGCCTGTCGGACAAAACCATTTCAAAGAATACATCTTCATTTGCAAATTTTGCAAGAGATGTGTCAAAAGAGGTTTTTGGGCAGGGTGAAAATTTGGAAAAAATTCACAATACACTTTCCTGCGTTAAGGCTGGATTAAATGATGATCGCAAACCGCTTTCTAATTTTTTATTTATAGGTGGAACCAGCGTCGGAAAAACTCTCACAGCCAAGAAGATCGCTAAGTATTTTTATGGTAATGAATCCTCCTTCATTCAACTTAATATGAGCGAATATCAAGATAAAACTGGTATTTCCAAGTTAATAGGTGCAAATGCGGGTTACGTTGGTTACGAGGAGGGCGGACTCCTTACCGAATTCGTGCGTAATAACCCTAATTGTGTTGTTTTATTCGATGAGGTAGAGAAGTGTGATCCAAAAATTTTAGATTTGCTTCTGCATATTTTAGATGAAGGTTACGCGACAGACAATCTAAATAGACGAGTAGATTTTACAAAAACAATCATTGTAATGACGACGAACATTGGACATGCAGAAAAATCCAAGAGAAGCATGGGGTTCTTGCCAGATTCAGAGGAGGACTCTGAGATTTACAGAAAGTCGCTAAAAAAATATTTGCGTCCAGAATTACTTTCTCGCATTGATGAAATTCTATTCTTTGAGAATTTGGCCGATGCAGACCTATCAAAAATAATACAAATTGAGTTGGAAAATATCCGTGATAGACTTACATGTAAAAAAATAAAATTGTTAATTCACGCTTCTGTGAAAAAATATATTTTTAATAAAATTAAAAGCCAAGATAAGAATGCCAGAAACATTAAAAATTCAGTGAAAACACTTGTGCAAATACCCCTATCGCACTTCATTATTAAAAATAAAAATATAGAGAAAATTTCTGCAAAAATAGTTGACAAGAACCTCACTTTGAGTTAATATCATCATATGACACGAGTAAATACTAGAGTGATGAAAGCGCTTCGTAACACGAAGGGTAGGTTTTTTGGATTGTATACCACACAGGGCGAAGCCCTGAACGCACAGTTAAGGCGCGAGACCGACAACTATGTTCACATTTATGATCGCAATAATGGGGTGGATCGTAAGCTTGCTAAAACGAGCATTTGCGGCGTTCGTCTGGCCCAACAAAAATTTGGCAAGGTTTTCTAAGGTCTGGTTAGAATCCTTGTTAATATAGAAGCCTCGGGCTTTGGTGAAACATGAAACTAACCTCCTTGAAAAAGGGGGTTAGTTTTTTATTATATACTGTGAGTAAAATAGACTCTTTATTTAAAGGCCGCGTTTATCTATTTAACAATGACGCTACGGCAGATGACCTTGCTTTCGCAGAACAGCTTTTAAGGCAAGTTCGACCATCCCTCTGCGTTAGGCAGATACACCTTATAAAAGTGGAGGAGGATTACGACGTATTTGAAATTGAAGACGAACAGGGTTATTTTTTTAGATTAAAAATATCTTTGGAGGCGCCATGTCCAGTTCTAAAAAGAGAGGCCATAGGGACAAAAAAAACCTTATGCCCATCTTCGCCCGTTTATGTGAAACATGGGGTCCTTGAGATAGGGGAAAAAATTAGCTATTTGTTAGTTGCTCTTCCATTTTGTCGTCCTCTTAGAGAGGTGGGCCGCTCTCTGTTACTAGAATCTTTCCCTAGTTTTTTAGATTGTTATAAAGAATTTCAAGAGACAGAAGAGGTCAAAACTTCTTATAAGACAGTTCTAAAACAAATATTTGATGGGCTGAACTTAAGTAAAGTTTTACCTGAGGATGTGGTAGCGGAGGTACGAGAGGACACTAATTACGACTTGTGCATTAACTTCAGTAAAGAGTTAGAGAGGCGCACTTTCGAGTTCCTTTCAAGAGTCGAGTATGAAAATTCCTTCAAATGTCATGGAAATTTTTCGCTGGACTCTGTTCTGTGCGACGGGCAGTATTTTTATTTTGATTCTTCCCCATTCCTCTGCATGGCGCACCCATTTATAGATCTAGCGGATTTAATTCTGGATTGGGGTTGCGATAAAGATACAGAGAAGACCCTAGTAGACAAGATGGCCGAGACTTTACAAATTTCTTCAGATGCTTATGACGAAATATATCAAATGTGCCTTGGAAAGAAAATAGCGCAACTTTTAAGTGCTTATATAAAAGAAGTTTACCTGTATAACTGTTATAGGCAGGAGAAGCTAATTGCCATTGCAGACAGCTTTTCTCAATGTTATGAAAGATTCTGTTCTATAGATATTTTCAATGAAAATAGACATTTTATCCTGAAAACAATCACTGAGCCAATTATAGGTGTAAACTCTTAAGTAATGCCATTACCAATACCAAATAACGGAGAAAAGCGCTCAAGCTTTATGGAGCGTTGTATGATAGACCTTTCAAAAAAGGGAGAATTCAAAGATAATAAGCAAAGGGCTGCGGTTTGCTCCTCTCAATTCTCGAAAGCGGAGAGTAAAGCCTCCATTGTAACGGGGGAAGAGGAAGAGGCTCGGTGTTATTTTTCGCTTGCTGAAGATAAGAAAAACAAGCCGCTAAACAAGCCCTTTCGCACTCCAAAGGGTCCAAAAAAATTCTCCGTTTATGTTAAAAATGAGAAGGGTAATGTAGTAAAAGTTAATTTTGGAGATCCCAACATGGAAATCAAGAGGGATGATCCCGCTCGCCGCAAAAGCTTTAGAGCTAGGCACAATTGTGATAACCCAGGTCCAAAATGGAAGGCTCGTTATTGGTCTTGCAAACAATGGAGGGCTGGTAAAAAAGTAGAAGGCTCTGTGGAGGACGAGTACGAATGGGATGGTGAAACCTTATTTGATCACAATGAGTTATTGGCTATGAATCCTGACTTAGCTAACGTGCCAGAGGCAGAGATCTCTGAGGCTGCTAAACGCAGCGGTAGAAAAAGTGGGGCTCAAACACCCGCTGAACCAAGCGAAAGAAAAAGGGGTTCAAAGAAAAACCCCAAGGGCAGTGCAGGAGAAAAGGGCGGCAAAATTACATTCAGCGAAAAAACAACTAATGCGCTAAAAGAAAAAGTTAAAGAGCATAATTCCAAACACTCAAAGAAGGTAACACTTTCTCAGTTAAAGAAGGTATATCGTCGCGGTTCGGGCGCCTTTAGCACTTCACATAGACCTAATATGTCCAGACATGGCTGGGCGATGGCTCGCGTAAATATGTTCTTGAAAATGAGAAGAGGCGGTAAAGTTAAGGATTCTTACAGGAAGGCTGATCAAGATATTGCTTCAGCATCCAATACAAACTGGGCGGCAGAAGCCATGTCCTCTCTTTGGGAAAACATAAGAAAGAAAAAGGAGCGGATGGGTAAGAATTATAAGCCAGCTAAACCTGGGGATAAGGATAGGCCAAGCCAAGAGGCCCTGAAAAGGGCGCAGGGCGCTCCCGATGTAATGCAACATTACTTCAAGACAAAAGAAGAAGCTCTAAAAGACGCTGAAAAACTCGGATTGAAAGGTTTTCATTCACATAAAACCGAAGACGGGAAAACCCTATATATGGCTGGACCCTCTCATGAAGCTTTTATCAAGCGTCATGATCAGGTAATGAAAGAAAAACAAAAGAAAAAGTAAGACATGAAAAAGCTCTTTACGGGTATAGTCTTGTTTTTTATTACAGCTTTTGGCGCCTTAGGCTCTGAAAATTACAGTAATAAAATTGACGTAATAATCGCCAATCAACTAAAGAGGCAGCGTCAAGAAATGCCAAAGCCCATTTCGGATGAAAAGTTCATTCGGCGGGCATACATAGATATTGTTGGGCGCATTCCAACGTATGATGAGGGTCAGTCTCTTACCTCACGCAAAGAGTTAATTGATAATCTCTTAGATAGTAAGGGTTATACCGAAAATATGTTTAACTTTTGGGCAGATTTGCTCAGGATAAAAAAAAGACTTAGCAATAATGTAAATGGCGTTAATTACATTTTTTGGATAAAGGATCAGATTAGCGATAACGTCAGCTATGATGTAATGGTAAAGAGGCTGCTTACGGCAAAGGGTCGTATTTGGGAAAATCCCGAGGTTGGATATTTTTTACGCGACGAGGGAATGTTGTTAGACAATGTTAGTAATACATTTCAGGCATTTGCTGGCATGGATATAAGTTGCGCTCAATGCCATGACCACCCTTTCGATGACTGGAGTCAGTTTGATTACTATAATCTAACCGCATTTTTTGGGCCGCTTGATACCCGTAATCGTAAAGGTGATAATGGACACTTAAAAAGAATAAGGGAGGAGGCAACTGCAATGGATGAGGGGGACAGCAGGGGAACTATAAATAAGGTCAACCAATTTATTAGGTATGGATATCAGTATGGGGTCAACGATAACCAAAAAAAGACATTAAAATTACCACACGATTATCAGTATAGGGATGGAGAGCCAAATGAAACAGTCAAGGCGAGAACCGTATTCGGTAAGCATATTAGAGAGCATAGGGATAGAACAAAACTACGAGAAGATTTTGCTAATTGGCTGACGGCTGATGAGCATCCGTTTTTTGCAGCAAATATCGTTAACAGATTATGGAATAGGGCTTTTGGTTTCCCTTTGATTGATGGCCTAAATACGATTACGCAGGGTGAGAAACTGGTTAAGAGTAAAAACGATGAATTACTCAGGTATTTAATCACAGTAATTAAAAAAGTTAACTATGACACAAAGAACTTTAATAGAATCTTACTGAACACAAGATTTTATCAGAGCGAGGCTGATGCCGAGGGTAAATTTAGAGGTCCAGCGCTGAGAAGAATGACGGCACCCCAGTTCTGGGATTCCCTTGTAACTCTTCATGTGGGTGATCCTGATGGCTGGCAACCAAAGCGCTACGATGAGCAATATTTAAATGTTTTCTCAGATCTTGCGGAAATGGACGCTGCAACCGTTGTCAAAAAACATAATGAATATAACTCCCTGAACAGGAAATATTATGATGGCGCCCCGAAGCTTGGCTCTTTGTTGGCGATACGCTCATCACATGTGTTTGAAAATTCTAAAAATGCCAACTTTCTAATTGAGTTTGGGCGCTCAGATAGAGAATTAATTCAGAACGGTGATACAGATGGCAATATTACCCAAATTCTAGTTTTGATGAACAGCCCACTAGCAAGCACGTTGGGTTCTAAAATTAGTTTTGCAATGAAAAAAGCCCAGAGCGCACCAAAAGAAAAATCCTTGGAGATACTGTTTTATTCTTTTTTGGGAAGAATGCCAACGGCAGCAGAAAAGAAAGCGCTCGCTGGCGCATTGCTTTATGACATTGTGTGGGTTTTATTGAACTCTCACGAAATGAAATTAATAACATGAACCGTAGACTTTTTATAAATAGCTTAGCCACTTCAGCCTTTGGGCTTACCGCCCTCAAGGGCGCAGCAAAGCAGCCAAACCCTAAGGTAAAAAATGTAATTTACATTTATCTTGATGGAGGTATGAGCCACATAGATTCATTTGATCCAAAAGATGATGATGAGGTGAAGGGTCAAACTAGCAAGATTGCAACAAATGTAGATGGAATCCAAATCGGCCATCGCTTGCCCAAGCTTGCTAAAACAATGGATAAAATTTGCGTAATCAGAGGCATGAGTTCGAAAACAGGCGCTCATGGTCCAGCACAATACCTAAATCGAACTTCTTATCGGCAGATAGGCACAATAGTGCATCCAAGTTTAGGCTCATGGGCGGCACACTTAAAGGACAGGGAGAGGGAAATGCCCGATTATGTATTGATTTCTGGCTCTTCTGCTCATCCGAAATCTGGATTTCTGCC